GATGAAGCCGAACCAGTTGTAGTCGATGAAGCCGAACCAGTTGTAGTCGATGAAGTCAAGTCAGTTGTAGTCGATGAAGCCGAGCCAGTTGTAGTCGATGAAGCCGAACCAGTTGTAGTCGATGAAGTCAAGTCAGTTGTAGTCGATGAAGCCGAGCCAGTTGTAGTCGATGAAGCCGAACCAGTTGTAGTCGATGAAGCCGAGTCAGTTGCGGCCGATGAAGCCGAACCAGTTGTAGTCGATGAAGCCGAGTCAGTTGCGGCCGATGAAGCCGAGCCAGTTGTAGTCGATGAAGCCGAACCAGTTGTAGTCGATGAAGCCGAACCAGTTGTAGTCGATGAAGTCAAGTCAGTTGTAGTCGATGAAGCCGAGCCAGTTGTAGTCGATGAAGCCGAACCAGTTGTAGTCGATGAAGCCGAAAACATGTTAGAAAACATTGATAACATACTTGATGAAGAAAATGCGAAATTATTTTGGATAAATTCAAAAACAATTGATGTGTTAGAATCATGGAATCAACAAATGAAAGATGCATACATTATCGCAAGTTCAGAAAGTAATTTTATAAATATAATACCAGAATTGCTTGATTATACGTCAATACAATCAACACAAGAAGATATACTGGGAAAAATTGAGGAACCCGTTGAGGAACCCGTCGAGGGACCCGTTGAGAAACTCGTCGAGAAACTCGTTGAGGAACCCGTCGAGAAACCCGTTGAGGAACCCGTTGAGGAACCCGTTGAGGAACCCGTCGAGAAACCCGTTGAGGAACCCGTTGAGGAACCCGTTGAGGAACCCGTTGAGGAACCCGTTGAGGAACCCGTTGAGGAACCCGTTGAGGAACCCGTCGAGGAACCCGTTGAGGAACCCGTCGAGGAACCCGTCGAGGAACCCGTCGAGGAACCCGTTATTAAAAATTATTCACAAGGCTCGATTCCTAAAATAATATTTATAGTTCCATACAGAGACAGAGAAGAACATTTAAAATTTTTTAAAAACCATATGAAAACAATATTAGAAGATTTTCCTTCCGATTACTATTCTATTTATTATATTCACCAGTGCGATAATCGAGTGTTTAATCGAGGTGCAATGAAAAACATAGGGTTTTTAATGGTAAAAGACAAATATCCGAATGATTATCAAAATATTACACTCGTATTCAATGATGTAGATTCGATGCCTACTCATAAAAATATATTTAATTATGAAACTACCAGTGGAATTGTTAAACATTTTTTCGGATTTACTTATACTCTGGGTGGAATAGTATCCATAAAAGCAAGTGATTTTGAAAGAATCAACGGTTTTCCTAATTTTTGGGCTTGGGGATATGAAGACAATATGCTTCAACAACGCGTTGCAAAGGCGCAATATACAATTGACAGAAATAATTTTTTCAAAATAGGAAATCCCATTATAATTCATTTGAATAACACAAATATACGTGAAGTAAATGAAGGCGAATTTGGTAGATATGTTAATAACACAAAAGAAGGCATAAATTCTATATCAAATTTAACATACAAAATAGATGAAACAACTGGTTTTGTGAATATAAGTCATTTTTCAACCGAATATTATCCCAACCCTCGGCTATATAAATTACATGATCTTAAAAATGGTGCTGCACCATATGATACGAAATTTGGTCTTATGTATAACAATCGCCGCAAAAAAAACTATTCAAATATGTTACATTATCGATGAAATGTTTGCATCCCTAAACCATATAAATGGTAATATTCATATTATACTAGATATGAATATTATATTAGACAATAATGATTTTACTGTTGAAAATGCATTTTTTTTAGAAAAAGCGAATAATATTATCATTGATGGATTTTTTTCGAAAATCATTATTTCAGATGAATATTTTACCATGAATGGGTTATTCCTAGAATTACCTTTGACAATAAATGAATGTTCTGTAACGAATCAATACAACAAACAGATTATACATTTCAACTCACATATACAAAACAATTTGCTATTGATAAAGAAAATTTCTGAAATTGAGAACATTCTCATTAATTATTACAAAAAAATCAACAACGCCAGTAATAAAAAAACGAATTTATCATTAACACAACAATTATTCAATGGATATTTCAAAATATACAAGGAAACCAGTTATTTTTCAAATTTTCGCGGGGAATCTAAAAATAACGGCAAAAACATGGCAAAAAAATATATAATTAAAATTTCAGGATTATGGGAAAATAAGGAAGAAATCGGCGTTTCCTATAAATTCATTGAAGTATATGGCTAGGCTAGGTTCAAGAATATTTATCGAGAATACATTTAGGAATAATCATATCTTTTATATTATCCATTTTTTTGAAACATTTGTTGATGGTTACGTCGCTCACTCCCGAAATTTGTTTTATATTATTTTTTGAAAAATTCAAATTGCAATGATACGAAATGAAATATACTATTCCTGCGGCAACTGCGTGGGGTGCATTGTCAGTAATATAGTTGTTTTTTTCTAGTTTGTTTGCAATGAATTTACATAGCATGGTTAATTCGGGGTTCATATTGAGTTTACTGCAATATCGTTCGATAAATAAACTTGGTTTAGTCATATGTAAATCGGTGTGTTGTGAAGAATCCACACTTCGTTCTATGTTTTGCAGAATATTAACCGCCATTGAACATCCACTGGTTGCACTGGTTTTGTCTAATTGAAAAATCTCGGCAATTTCATGGGATGTTCTAGGGCAACCATTTAGACGACATGCTATGTATATCGAAGCGGCTTTTATACCGTCGCGATTCAGACCACGAAACATCTTTTGTTCTGATATGTCTTTGTGTATCGTAATGGCTTCGTCGATGAGTATTTTAGGAATGCCGGCATTTTGAGCCATAATGGTTATGAATTGGAATTCATTGTAGAGGGATTTTTCTTTGTGGGGCATGGATTGCCATTCCGTCCATTTGCGAATTTTCTTCATTTCGTAGGAAATATTGGAGGTTGACATGACCTTGCATCCGAACGATGATTCAACAAGTAGCGGATTAATTGGATTACCACATCTTGTAGGGTCGTTTGCGTTTTTATCGTCAGCGCCATAAAATCGCCATTCAGGAGAATAATCGAGCGTATTTGTGTATATCACGGAACACCCTGGATTTGTGCATGTCGGAAATCCATCTTCGGTTATCATGAGTGTCGAACTACATAGTGAACATAGGTCTATTTCACGGGGTTGATAAACGCATTCGATTGGCGGCGTCTCTGCGGTTTTTACGTCGGTGTCAAATATTTCCCACAATTTCGACTTTTCTTTTTGGGATAGGGTTTTTTTGTTTTTTTTGGTGGATGATGTTGTATTATTTAGCGCGAATTGTAATGGGGGTCTGGAATTTAATCCGCCCTGTGGATTCACATCCTTCGTTGGTTCAAGTGGTTGAATCGAATCCTTCGGTCGTTTCACCTTGATAGTTATATATTTGTCTGAATACTGAATCATTGCTTATTGTCATTGTTTGAACATCTGTACAAAAAGTTCAATTTTGTATAAAAATAATATCACGAAAATATAGAAAAGCGAATAAGAAAATGGCAAATATGTTAACAAAAAATCTTGTTGCAATAACAGGTGCAGATGATGCTCTAAAAAACGCTACGGAAAAAGGTAAAAACGAATTGGCTGCCGTGTCGAAACAATTCGATGACGCTAAAGCTGGAGTGGAAGGGATTAATGATGCATTGAAAGACGTGAATGTTGCGCAACCATTTATAAAAATGATTTTATCTTCTATTCCGGATAGCACATGGAAATCGGTATCTGCTGCTACTTTAGATAAAATATGCGAAACCGTTCGTGACGCGGAACCTGGAGATGCAGCGACTGTCGTAAAGCTTCAAATAATAGTTCTCGTAAATAAACTTATGACAGAAATGATTGAAAAAATAAATAAAGAAAGGATGCAAAAAAACATTGAACGTGAAATTATGAATAAAATGATGGGACCATTCAATGAACTATTTGAAAAAGACTATGTTCGAATGAAAATGATGCATGACATATTGACAATACATGGTCCTGGTATAAGTAGTTATTTGACTACTTATTTGAATTCTAGTTATATAAAAAATCAAGATGCTAGTGAGAGAAATATTTATGATTATATTTCGTTCAATGATATGAAAGATTATGAACCTGATTCAACAAAAAGTGGTGAAGATGCGGTTGTTGCGAATGATGGTACTGCTTCTCCTCTTCCTGATACTGATGAGGGTGCTAATGTTGCTAAGGCTGATGCTGAGGTTGCTAAGGCTGATGCTGAGGTTGCTAATGATGCTAAGAATGACGGTAAAATAGGTGGAGATGGAGATGAAAAACCCGACGAAAAACCCGACGAAAAACCCGACGAAAAAACCGACGAAAAAACCGACGAAAAAACCGATGCAACAGGAGAAACATCAGGTATGCCACCTATGCCACCTATGCCACCTATGAGCCCAGAAATAAAGCTACCGAATGTAAATTTATTAGGAAATATAGCCGAAGTTGCAAAGACCATTCTGGAAAGTTTAGATTTACTCATTGCAAAAATGATTGATCAAAACTTGACAAATCAAGTTAATGAAGCAAACACTACAGATGCGGCGGACGCAGAAGAGCCTCGATTTGTTGATGAATTGCACCAGAAAATAATAACTGCTGCTACGTATCATTTAGAAAAGCCAGAAGGAAGACAAATGTATCTTAGACAAATAGACAAACTATTAACGCAATCAACCAGTGCAATTACTGGAATGAATAGTATAATAGGGCCATTGTTCGCGCAATGTTTGCAATCAGAATCGATACGAGACTCCATAAAAACAACTATCGCATCTATTATTGGCACTACGCCCGACGCAAAGCAAAATAATAAACATGTAATACGAGATGTCGACCTTCAAAACTTTGTCAAATTGTTTACCGCCGAAATAAACAAACTTTATAGCGAAAAAAATATAATAGGAGGAATGTACACATTATTAGAATGCAATAAAGTCGATAAAGACACGTTAGACAACAAGAAAAAAAAAGATAGCGAACAACCGATTCAAGGGGGGAAACAAAACAGAGGCAAAGGCAGTAGAAATCGTAAATACTTACCTAAAAAAAACAACCATACAAGAAAAAAACATTGACTACTCTAAAAATGCAAAACAGATATTTTGCATTTTTATACAAACGAAACCTTTTTCTCTATTTTTTGAAAATGTTCCGGTTTATACACAAGATTACCAGAAGGTTTATACTGGTCAATCGGTGTATATTGTTTCTGCTCTTTTTGTGTCATAGATTTATCATTCATTAGTTTCGAATCCATGGCTTCCTCATCATCACCATCCTCTTTTTTTCGCACTAAATTACCGAAGTGGTCGACCACGTTCCCCGTTTTCTTCTTGATTTCATTGCGAACATATGCAGGAACCCAATGCACCCATGATACAAAGAGCGTATTCGGGTGCATATATCGAACATGAAATCCATTGTCTTCCAATTTTGTCACTAAATAGGCAATGCATTCGGATTTATCATACACAGGTTCTCCGAATATATATTCGGGAACAGTAAACCAAATATGTTTCTCGTTTGTTTTCGTGCGACCCGTCGTCGTGATTCGTTTGTGAATGCGATTCAACAATTTGTTAAAAATCGACAACTGTTTTAAATCCCGGCGCTGATTTTTTTCATATAAATCATCGATGTTTATTTTCCCTACATTATCTTCATCGTTCACATACAAAAATGCCATGTTGTTATTATTATTATCATATATAAATATTTTCGGAAAAAAACATAAGGATATTTTTCTATTGTTGTATAAAAATGGATTCTACTACTATCGAACATATTGTCATTGCAGGAGGAGGTGCATCAGGGGTATGCATCTATGGATTTTTACGGGAAAGTCATAATGCCGGTTTTTGGAATATCAATAATATAAAAACTATCTATGGCACTTCTGTCGGCGCAATCATTGCTATTTTTATTGCATTGAAATACCCGTGGGATGATTTGGATGAATACATTTTGAAGCGTCCATGGCAAAATGTATTTAAATTTGATATCAAATCGCTCTTGTATGCGTATGATAATAGAGGCATTTTCGACAGAAAAATAATCGAAGAATTGTTAGTCCCATTATTGAAAGGAAAAGATTTAGATACCACCACTACCTTGTTAGAATTTTATCAAAAAACAAACATCGAAATTCATATAACGTCTACCGAATTGAATGAATATGAATTGATCGATTTTTCACACAAAACTCATCCTGAATGGAGTGTAATAGATGCTGTTTATTGTTCGGCGAGTTTACCCCTTTTGTTTTCGCCTGTTTTGAAAGACGGTAAATGTTACGTGGATGGCGGAACGATCATGAATTATCCTTTGTCGTTATGCATCAATAGTATTGGCGAGGAGAACATGGATTCTGTTTTAGGAATAAATATGGCTAAATTGGATAAATCAATTAATCAAGTTACTGGGGAATCGAATTTATTTCACCATATTTCGATTTTACTAAATAGAATGTATGATAGGGCATCTTGTGAACATATGCCCACATATACTATCAAACATGAAGTAATCATTGATAATGTCATGGCAACGATATATGATATTATTAGTGCATCTTCTTCTTATGAACAACGACTTGCATTAATTATTTCCGGGGTTGAACTATGGGAAAAATATCGTAGAGAACACTTGGAAACGACGGAATTATTGAGTTCCTGAAACAACTAATTGACCAAGAGCAGATGAAGTTACTCTGGAGTCGAAATTAATTTTGTTATCACCGACTACCATAATAATAGTAGGGTAGGATTCGACTTTGTATTCAGCAATTAATTTGTTGGACGTCTCGTTATTCTCATCGGTGCAATCAATTTCAATACATTGTATTTGCCAACCATTTATTTTTTTTCCCTCATATTCCTCTTTGAATTTATACCATTCTGGTTTCGCATTTTTACAATGAGGACACCAGTTTGCAAAGAAAAAGAGAACTTCGGCTGGTTTTCCGCGAGTATTCGCGTTTGCTACATCATCAAATGGTTTTGTCTTTTGATTGGATTCGTAGTATTTTTTGTATCCATATACACCGAGTAATACAAATACAACTAATAATATGATTACCAGAATTATGTAAGAAACTCTGCGCAAATAACGATTGTATATCAGTTGAATAATAGACGACATATTATATACTATACAAATAAATAATCTACGAGGATTTTTCCGAATTTGGTAATTTGCTAAAATTATTTAGCAAAATACTTTTTATCATACTATTATAGAAAATACAATATGAAAACCGTGTCGAAACGTAATTCGTCAAAACAGAGAACATTTACGCGAAAACATTATTCGAGTAATGATGGAATGTTAACCACGGTTTGGGGACCGAGTACGTGGCACATGCTACACACAATGAGTTTCAATTATCCTATAGCACCTTCATGTGACGACAAGCGCCATTATCGCGAGTTTGTTCTCAATTTGCAATACGTATTACCTTGCGGAAAATGCCGAAAAAATTTGAAAAGGAATTTCAAAAAATTGCCGTTATTGTGGAAACATATGGAGAGTCGCGCCACGTTTTCACTCTATATATACCGTTTGCATGAGCTTATTAATAAAATGTTGAACAAAAAATCGGGGTTATCCTATTCAGACGTTCGAGAACGGTATGAACATTTCCGTTCTCGTTGCGCTAAATCTTTAGAAGAATTGAAAAGAGAACAAGAAGAATTAAGGAAAAAAGGCGAAAAAGGATGCACTGAACCCCTTTATGGCGAAAAATCGAAATGCATCTTGAAAATTGTTCCACATTCATCAGAGGATGAAACGTTTACTATTGACGATAAATGTATCAAGAAAATGCAATAGTGTGATTTCCGCCCAAATGTTCATCAAAATGTTCCCCGATTAGTCGTAACAAAATTATAAATATATAGAATATATATAATAATGTCATCATACGAAATGGATAATAGTAATGAACCATCCAGATGCACAAGTGATAGTTACAAGATGGAAAAATCAAATGCAGACAATAGACAACCGGTTTTCTGGAGCGAAAACCCGAATGTTCTCCTTGACCCTAGTTATGTATTCGAATTGTTCCCAACTGAATCCATGTGTTATTCTCAAAAACTAAACGCTGTGAGTCGCCTGGTTATCTTATTAACTATAGTCGGGTTTTTATTTACGAAAAGCGTGCGAATGGTGATTATTTCGGCTATTACACTGGTCTCTATTTATTATTTGAACTATCATAATTCGATAGAAAAAGATGATATCAACGCCCACAAACAATATTTAGAAGAAAATGGAATAACTGAGTCATTCGAAAGTCCAGCCCGGGACCTTTTAAGACAAAATAATATCCCAATATCAGACAATATCTTCATGAAACCTGCTGCCGACAATCCATTTAGCAACGTTTTAATGAATGATTATGATTATAACACTGAGAAAAAACCGGCCCCACCTATAAACAAGCCCGATATTAATGCAAATATTTTGAAAGAAGCAAAACAATTAGTGCAAAATATGAATCCATCGCAACCAGATATTGCATCCAAATTATTCAAAGATTTAGGAAATGAATATGTATTCGAACAATCCCTCCAACCTTTTTATTCGAATCCGTCTACCACAATTCCGAATGACCAGGCTGCTTTCGCCGATTTTTGTTATGGTGGTATGGTCTCATGCAAAGAAGGTAATCCAATGGCCTGTGCTCGCAATTTATCCAGACACGTAAATATGTAAACTGGCGACATTTTTAGGCAATGGTTAAAAATTCTTGTGTAATAGTATATTATACAAGAAAATGTCTTATATGTTTAACAATATGGGCCGCATTGGCTTTGATTACACCGATAACACACAAAAGAATATGTATAACACCAGAATGGCAAATTACACCCTATCGAATTTTTTCAATGATGCTGTGTCCGATTCCCATGTAAAATTTGCAACCATGCAACCTTCCGTCACATTCAATGGTGTAAATGGCGGTAGTGGCGTCGGTGGGGGTGTAGTAGACTACGAATCTCTTCTACAATTAAACGTAGAACAAGAGCGCCCTTTAGATAAAGTTCAATTGATGCAACGCCCATTCGCTACCGTTCCCTATTTAGGAAGAGGTCCTGGCAATCCAGACCTCGAATCTCAATTGCAACAAGGCGAAATCGTAAATCATCAAAAGAGTGTATCTACCATCATGGAACAGTCATTCATGGAGTATGCCATGTATCCTACCGATGCCATGATGACCGAACGTGTTTCTAACCCGTCTTATACAGTAGAAGAGGCAGCATTGAATGGCTGGGTTCGCGGTGGTGCAAATACTCGTGCTATGGCTTATGGCTACGATTCGAAAAAATAATTGCGCATAAATAACATAAATAGTTTATGTTATTTTATTTCTAAAGATGTCTTCAGAAGCACCGTTTTTACCGACATTGCCTCGAGAACATCCATGTTATGATTTTCCCATCGATTTCCGTATAAAATCAATTCAGTATTCAAATGACATGGAATACCGGACAATATTAGAAGCGCTATGTTTCTACAACGTAGATAACGAACCATACATGCAATACGTCTTTGATTTCGTCTGGGAAAATACGAACGACCTACCGATATTCATGGATTTGTATAAATCCGTGGCGGCGGGGTATTTATTGTCGGAAGACGCATCCCTAGGTTTAGCAATATTGTTTTCATACGATTATTTGTGCGATTTCTATCCCCTTTTCCGAGAATACATGACAAATCTGGGATTTGATGAAACTACGCATCCATTGCAAGCGAAACTGAAGGAAGCTATAGATACACATCTGAATAAATCCGACCGATAAAAATATATAAATATATATAAAATAATGGCATCTACATCATCAAAAAATACCCCGGGTAATTATGAATTAGAGCAATGGACATATGCTCAAAATCTTAATTATAACACTGCAGCGCACTATGGTCGTCCTGTAAATACGTATTTACCAGGGGATGGATTATTAGGAGGCAATGTTCACCGCGAAAATTTTGCGAAGAATTCGTGCGATATTGAATCCATGTTACGTGGAATCGGTTCGACGAATTTAGTTACACGCGAAGAACCTGTGAAAGGTGAATTATATAGTTTGAAATCGCTCTCTGTGATAGACCGAATTCCGTTGATGGTTCCTGCACCGTTGAAAGTCGAACCAAATCAACGCCCTCTTCGCGAATAATAGCTCAATTTATAGACGACGCTTGTCGTTTTACGGAAAAATTATGAGAACTTCGGTTTTTGCGGCGTTTGAATGATATATTTAGCGATGGTTTTCGTTTTTGGGTTATGATTTCTTCTTTTGATAGGGTGATTGTTTTTTCCGTGGAAGGAGGAGAGGTTTTTTCGGGAGCTTCGTCACAGCTGTCTGGATAATTTTCTTGAGAACTATCTGGCGAAGTTTCTGTCGAAGTTTCGGTTTCTGTCATTGGATTGAACAATTGAGCAATCATTTCAGAATATTCCGTTGTATTGATGGGCGGTAATTCAACTATTCTGTCGAATTCGATGGTATACCGTTCTTGAAAGGGTGTTATAGTTCCATTTTTCTCGATTCTGCATGGTATTTTAATAGTGGCATTGAACAAATTATTCATACATATAAACATTAACGGTGGCTAATGTTTATATTATTATCCATGGATATTATCAAGTGAATTTCACTATAATTTTGACGTTTTCTTTTTTGATACATTTGCATGCAGAAACGGATAATTCTTCCCTCTTTTTGCGGGTTTTGTCGTTTTTGATTTCTTCGTTGTTTTCGAGGGAGGGTTTTCGCTTTGATGTGCTGTTGCGCGAATTCATGTCTTGCTCAATATCGGCATAATGGGTGCGGATGTAATCGATGATATTGTTCTCGATGGCCCATTTGAAAAAATTGAGTTGGCCGATGGTGGTCTCCATGTATTTTTCTTCGTCGTAGGGTATGGATATGCGTTCCCATCTACAAAAAGGGTCGAATTTTTTCTTTGCATAGGCTTTGAGTTTGAGTTTGTAGTCATTGTATACTTTGAATCGTGTAATATCGATTGTTCCGGTTGTGCGTTGAATGGGTAAATCATACACTGTGTAGTATTTTTTTGCGAAATTGGTGACGAACCAGTCTACGATTCTTAGGGAGATCTTGGATTCGCCGTTGATGATGGACATCATTTTGTCGATGTTCTCGCGGTTTTTGTAAAATTCCATGAGGTTTTTCATTAATAAATCATTTTGTGTGGTGGAGGATGTATATGTTGTCATGTATAGGGTGGTTTGGTGGAGAACTTTTAAGTGGATTTTTTCAGAAACATTTATATTTTATTCAAAAAATATAAAATAAAAATCATATAGTATACAAATGAATTCATATGAAGAAGAAATAATACAACTCAAAGAAAAAATAGTTGATTTAGAAGAAAAATTAAAAAAGTATACAAATGGAAATAATCACAAAAATTATTATGAAAAAAACAAAGAAATTATTATCAAAAAAGCAAATGAAAATAAAAAAAAATTGAAAGAAACAAATCCTGAAAAAATAAAAGAATATGCACACAGAGCCTATTTAAAAAAAAAGGAAAAATTGAATAATAAATCGGAAGAATAATTTATTCAAATATAATTATATACTTTTATATAAAAGTATATAAAATAAAATATACACAATAGTATATAAATGGAGGAATCTAAAACCAAACAATGTTCGACTTGTAAAAAAATACACGAAATCGCTAATTTTATAGGCGTTAAGGGAAATGAAACAAAAACATGTAAATTATGCCGAGAACAAAATAAAAAAAACGATGCAAATCGAGATAAAACACATCGCAATGCAGTTGCTAGAAAAAACGATGCAAAACCCGAACGTAAGCTTGTGAAAAAAACATGGAATGAAAATAATTATGAAAAAGTTGCATTAAAATCGATGAATTATCGGCAACGTAAAATTGCAAAAGTAGGAATAACTGAATATTTGAAACAAAATGCAGAAATGGCTAAAAAATGGCGCGAAAATAATCAAGATAAAATGATACAAGCAAATGAAAATAAAAAAACCGATAAAAACCAAAATTATAATATATACAAAAGAACTGCGAATCTCAAACAATTAGATTTTTCGATTTCATTTGAGGAATATGTATTGCTCACTGAAAAAGAATGTTATTATTGTAATATGATTCAACAAATCGGATTCAATGGTATAGACAGAAAAGAACAAACATTAGGATATGAACTTAATAATTGTGTATCATGTTGCAAAATGTGTAATTACATAAAAGGTTCATTATCCGAACAAACATTTTTGAAACGGATAACGCATATTTTATCACACAATAATATTGTATGTGGAAAATTTTATCCAAATTCTTTTAGTAACCATAAAAAGACATCATATAATGGCTATAAAAGTCGTGCAAATAAAAAACAGATTGATTTTGAAATAAATGAAACCGAATTTCACAATATAATATCCAATCCATGTTATTTATGTGGGAAAAAAAATAGTGAAACTCATTCAAATGGTATTGATAGAATTGATAACAGTATCGGATATATTATATCTAATTTACAAACTTGTTGTGGAGAATGTAATTATATGAAAAAAGATTATAATATTGATGATTTCATGAATAAATTGAAAATGATTTATGACAACAAAAAAATGGATATATCTATTGAAAATGAAACATGCGAAAACATTATTGGACGTTCCAATAAAAAATCAAAAATACAAATCGCAGAAGAAAGAGAATTTCGAAAACAAAATCAACAAAATAAACTCATTGATAAATACAATGACGAAGAATATAAAAAAATGCGCGCATTAGAATTAGCTAAAAATAGAGAATAAAATAATAATCACAATATTATTGCATGTAATCAAAGGGACTCGATAGTATCATCTTGCTTATGTTGATGCATAAGCAATTTTTCATAATATTTGTCAATAATAAAATTTTTTTTCTAATAAAAAAGCAAGTTTGTATAAAATAATATAAAATAGTATATTATTTTTTGTAGGTTTGATGTTTTTACTTTTTATGGGTTTGATAATTTTATTTTTTATAGATTTGATTTTTTATTTTTATAGATAAGAGTTTTTTGCATATGAAATATTATATAACAAAATGCAAAAAATTTAGTTGGAATAGGCTCTCGACTACCCCTAAGTTTCCCTAGGGGGATGGACTGTATCTTAACCCGACTCTGGTTGCTTAGACCTTCATCATCGAGCGACTACCGTTCAGTCTCTGACGGCTAACCATAGACTAGCATATCATCTTTAGGTTATAACCATGCGGATTGCCCAATCTTTAACATTATTACGATACCCGAGTTCCATTCTCGGCCATGAGTAAGTTTCCTACACTCACTTCGTAGTTAAAGCTCTAAGGGGTTTCCCGAACAACAAGTAATCTTGCAAGGTTTTATATACCTTACTAACAACTGACCATTAATACAGGGGTCAAACCGAAGTTATCCACAAACATTGCCTGTTTGTTTGCGGCGTGTTGTTTTTCTGCGCATGTCATAGTAACTAATTACTAAAACTTACGCCAGCCATACCACTCATGACTCTTAGGACGTTGTAATTTACTGCATATACTCTGACCTTGGCAGTGGCGGTTCCACTGACAGTGGCAGATGAAAGGACAAGCTGAAGAGTAGCATTGTCAATTCTGGAGAAGTTGCACGTGCCTGATGGTTGGTGTTCTTCAGGTCTTAGTGCAAAAGAATAGACGTTGATACCAGTGTCTGGGGCACGGGTGTGGTGTTGGAATGGTTGAACAACGTCGAAGTAGGAGCCTTCACGCTCAGAGAATCTGTCTTGACCGTTAAGTTGTAACTTAGCAGTGACGACTGGGTTCTCACCCCAACAGTGCATGTCAAGGGCGGTTTCAGCAAGAACGAAGGTGCCGGCATCAGAGACACCGGAATCAATTGCATTACCAGCATATTCTGGCCATGCATTAGCTCCAGTTGTAACGTCACCAGCACCAGCCATTTGGAATAGACCAGAGGTAGTGATGAATGCATTAGAACCAGAAGTTTCAGCAATACCACCGAAGGCGTGGATGGAGTTTGGAAGAGCATCAATGGCATCAGTGTAGTTGAATGGTTGAGCACCTAAGGTCTTGTATAAGACAGAGCCACCTTCAAGGGATGAGCAATAATCGACGTTGGCATCAGGTTGGACAACCCAGACAAGCTCCTTGCAAGGGTGGTTGAAGTTAAGCTTCAACTTGTTACTTGAGGAACCGACTGACTCATCTCCAGTAAATTGGACTTGTTCAATAAGATACTCATGTGGGTTTTGGGCCATTTTTCTGCGTTCATCAGTGTCAAGGAACACGTAGTCGACGTAAAGGGATGCAGCGACAAGGGATGATTGGTAAGCAGTTGAAACGGAAGTAGTTCCAGTGGTAGCATTTAAAGAACTAACAGCCCATAAGCATTCACCAATTGGTCTGAAATCGATGTTGATCTTGACTTCGTGGTATTGTAAGGCAATTAATGGTAGTGCAAGACCTGGGTTTCTGCAGAACCAGAATAGAAGAGGAACGTAAAGGGTGGTTTCTGGAAGGGCGTTTCTTGGGGCACATACTTGGGATGGACCACCAGAAGCAGCGCATGGACCAGAAACGTTGGCGAAGGCAGGATCAGTGATGTAGGTAAGTTGAGTGGTGTTACCAATCATCTTGAAGTAACCGCGTTGTTGCTCGGATGACATGGTAACCTGGTTCCAGATGTGCATCCAGTCACCATATTGACGGTCAATGCGTTGACCACCAATCTCAACTTCAACTTGAGCAACAAGTTGCTCGCCGATGAAATCTAACCAACGAGCATATACAGCTCCTCCTGAACTATTTTTCATGTTTTGGTTGATTTCAGGAAGAGTGACTTGTAAGTAGGTTCTGTAGCAAAGATCACCATTTCTGGAGATAGTGCAGGTAACTTTGCGGCCGAAGTCGGCTTGACCATTGAAGGTTTGCTCAATGGATTCCATGGCAAAGTTAGTGTGTCTTCTGTAAGAGACCTTCCAGAAGGTGATTTCAGGGGTTCCAGTAAGGAAAACGTCTTGTGCGCCGTAGGCGACTAGTTGCATAAGGGCACCTCCCATTGATTCTTGGGTATATAACATAAAAAGAAAATAATTTCTAACATTGCTAAATAATTACAGTCGGATGTAAATATTTAGCAATAATTATGCGACTGCATAAAATAAAAAATTTTGAATTCATTACGTGATATATGCAGATATTATTACATATAATTTCAATTATGTCGTGTTATAGATGTTTATAAGATTGCGGTATGTGGTAGAATATTTAGGAAAAACAATTATGCATATAATAAGATACATATGGAACAAATTGTTATTGCATATAAAAAACAACATAAACGCATCCCACCAACTACCACAATGAAGCTCCTCGTCAAAAAACTCGCCGAAAATGCTCAACTCCCACGATACGGCTCCGAATACGCCGCTGGTATGGACCTCATGTCAAATGTCGATATCGACGTGCCGCCACAATCGCGCCGTCTGGTGGGAACCGGAATCTCGGTTTCCTGGTTAAGCGACGATTTCGAAAACGCGCAAAATTATTATTTGAGGATTGCACCCCGTTCAGGGCTGTCTGTGAAAAACAGTATCGACGTGGGTGCGGGTGTGGTGGATTACGACTATCGAGGCGAAATCTTCGTGTGTTTTATCAATAATTCGCTCGATGCAACCTACTCGATCAAAAGCGGAGACCGTATAGCACAAATGATATTGACACGTATCGAGAGATTCAGTGATGTTGCTGTCGTCGAATCCCATGAAGAGACAAACCGGGGAACCGGAGGGTTCGGAAGCACCGGCAAATAACTCCGCGCAAGCATACTATAACATATATTCACGACAATATGTTATAGTTTATTTTTTGACGACGGGATTATTTAGACACATGTTGTTGACAATAAAAGTGGCTAAATAATCTTCTTGAAATATTTCGACTTTGTTCTCGTGCTTTTTTTTGAAAATATAGGTGTCCTGGTTTTTTCTCACGGACCAGCCATCGTTGAGGGCGTTCATGATGAAAACCATTTTCTGATATTCTTTTTGGTCGAAATCGCCCGAAACCATTATATAACATACTCTTATACACATTTTTTGCGAGTTTTACGATTTGTTTTTTTATTATTTTTTGATTTTTTTTTGATTGTTTTTCCTCCGAAAACACGTGCAACAGGTTTTTGATAAATGTTTTTGTAAGATACAGGTGCAGCTGCAATACCTGTCGCCATAGATGAAAAAATGGATGGTTTTTGTGGTAGACTTCGCGATTCAATGAGATCTTTCAGATTCTTAAAATTTGCAATATCATACGACATTATTCCATTCAATACTATTTTTATATATTGTAATTTGTTCATATCGATGAGAATATTGAATACTTGTTGTATTTCTTTCGGAAATGGGAATACAATCAGCCCGGGTGCGCCGTTGCGTTCACCAAATATCTCATTCAATTGTTGTTTTTTTTCAGGAGTCAATCGTTCATCTTCATAATTTATATATTGATATATTGCTTCGTTGATATTTATATTTTTTCCGTTTCTTTGAATGGTAAATTTATTACTGGAGAATAATTTTTCGGCAACATTGTTGTAACATATTGATATTTTATTGTTTGCGTATTCAGCTACATACTCTTTTAATTCTGTGTTAGAGGTAGATAAATATTTATCTATACTGTTTTCATCTATAGAATATAAATAATTAAATATATTTTTCATTATCAGGTTGTTATTGTTGAAAGTAAAGAAGGGTAATGTATTATCTAATTTGTTTGATCTTATTGCGACTTCGTCGGTTTTAATCATAACAAGTATTCTCATAAATCCTTTCAGAAAGATTTCAAAATCATACAAAGACCTGTAAAAGTTATCAATCGTGTTAAATTTTGGAAATTTCATATTTATGTTTTTTTCATCAATACTTTGCTGAATTATTGATATATCTTGAGGAGTTAGTGAAAATATTTTTGTAATAAACTCGTTAAGATTTTCACTTCCAGCTCCTCCCCTTTTTTCACGTGAACGTAAACTATATGGTGATTCAGGTTGTAATTTTTGTGCAGGGACAAGTGAACGTAGCCTATATGTTGATTTAGGTTGTTGTGATTTTTGTGCAGGGACAAGTGAACGTAGCCTATATGTTGATTTAGGTTGTTGTAATTTTTGTGCAGATTTTGTTTTCACTGACATACCAGGCGACGTCTTTTCATCTTTTTTTTCAACATTCACAATGGGTTTATCAATTTCGACTTCACTCGCCTTTATATTAGTTTCCTCTTCTTCTGGAATCATAAAGAACCCAATTTTATCCAATTCTTCTTCAAATATTGTTGCGAGAGTTGTTGCAAAACTACCTTCGGTAGCTTTACATGTTTTAATATATGTTATACAATTTTGTATTTGTTTTACAAAATGAGAATATGCCTTTTTTCCATAGGAGTTATAATCAAACGAACGAAATATCGATTCAATTTGATATTTTCCAAATTTATTTTGCAGTTCGCTATCTAGTTTTTCATCTAGCTTTCGCGCGGTGGAATCTCTGCCATAGCATAAAACATTATATGGTGAATAATTATCTTTGTGAATTTTCATTTCACGGATTGTAGTTTCAGAATATCTATCTGGAATCGTTTGAAGAATCTCATTTATTTTTATCATTACATCAATTTGTTTTTCATACGATTCAAATAAACTACTCAAATTGCCATTTAGGTCACTGATAATTGAATTTATATCTTTCGCATATTTATGTAGTGGTTGTCCTTCATCAATATACGAATTAATTTTTGATAATATTTTATTCTGGATAAATTTAGTATCCGTTAAAAAACATGTATCTATATCTTTATCTGTAATTGCATCTATAGCCATTTCTTCATTTTTAATTTTAATTTCAATCATAATCTTATTCAAGCTATTTACCGAAAAATTTAAAATATCGACTAACTTTTTTGTAATTATTTGCTTGTTAAAATCAATTTCTTTGAGTTGGATTATTTTTAAAAGATAAAAAACATTTATGTATTTCATATAAACCGTCATCAGTGAAGAATAGCCATTATCGTTATTGGCAACAATTTGTTGTAAAAACCCAGTGAAACGATCCATATTTGTTTTTACATTTTGCAATTGTAATAAATTCATATCAATATCTTTGAATTTTTGAATATTTTGAGCAAGCACGTCGGTAGTATAGTTAGTATGAATACTCTTCACTGGATCCAATAAATCTTTACGAATATACACAATAAACCCACTTGATTTGCCTTGAATTCCACCCTGTTCTTCTCTGATAGATTGAATAATAATCGGAGTTCCGTATAGAATGGAAAAAGCAATGGCTAATTTATCAAATGAAGTAAATGCCAAAAAGTTATTGGATTCAAAATCTACGATTTTATCTGGTTTGTCCTTTTTTTCAAATCTTTGTAGTTTAATTTTCTTACGAAGACATGACAATGATTGACCTGAATCACCCAATCGTTTTGCTAACATTTTATTTGTCCAATTTTTTTCCTGTAATTTTTTCCAGACAGCACTCTCTTTGTTTTGTATTAAATTCGCAATTAAATTTTTCAACATTTCGGACTTTTTTACATAATTATCATCATTCAACAAACTGGAATTAATTTCAGCTAAATTGGAATTTGCATATGCATATAATCCCTTTGTTTTAGGATATGTAATCAAAATACCAGAATCGTGATTTTGATAGTCATCATTTTTTTTGTTAATGTCTTTTTTTTCAATGGCCATGTAAATATCACGATTTGTATAAAACATTATTTCTTGATTGTCTTCATTGATTGTTTCACGTTCTACAGCTTGATTTGATTTATCCTCATTCCAGTGTGGATATATAGTGCATCCAGAATCATATTTTTCCCAACAAAAAGTGAATTTACTGTTTGGATTGCGAAAACCATAATCTATACCCGCATTTGTATGATATGCAGTTTTACCTGCAGGATCATATAATGTTTGTGCATTTTGAACCCAATAAAAATTTGTATCTTGCACGCTTGCTAAATCATCCATTATATTTGGATCACTTGTATCTCCAATAAAAAAAATATCATTGGTTATTTTTACTCTTTTTAATATTTCTTCTATGAATGATTTGTTGTTTTTTGAGTTATTCGGTGGATGATATATTTTATATTTCTCATCAATCGAACTCCTTTTTACTGAAAACACTATATATTTATTCTTAATATCTGATTTAAATTTATTATTTATATCTGTTATTTCAGATGTATTGTCGTCTGGACTTAATATTGAATTGATTAACATTTTACGATCATTTGAATCTAATATATATTCTTTGAAAAATTCGTCTTCAGACATGCCACAATCTTTATACTTTGAATTTTGTGGAATATAATCATTTATAATTGACGTTATTTCGGTATTTGTTAGCTTTGTTAGTTTTTTTGTTTTGTCAAAATCATGATGTCCATCAGACTGTGCTGTTCTACATCCTTTTTCTGCGGTGTATTCCATTATATATATCGAGTAGAAAGTAAATTCATTTTAAAACTACATAAAAATATATACCAAAAAATACCAATGAATAAACTATCGACTAAATATACAATTGATGAAAAACATACAGAGATGTTGAATTATTTTCACGATTTAGAAACCGAAATAATACCATCCCTGACAAAAACCAAAGAAGAATTGAAATCACAAATACGGCGATTGCCTGACAATGATATTGACAAATACATGGAATTAAAGGATCAAATTCATAAATTGACAAGAGAAATCAATCAAAAATGTTCAGAGAAAAAAAAGTATCTCCTCGAAAATTCAAAGCATATTTTCGACTATTTCGAGCAAAAAAAGCAGGTTTCCGCTGGAAACAACAACCAGAACACCAATGTTCTCAACAGTTTTTTCAAGATAAAATCGCCAAGCATGGAATCTTCCAATCCGCAAAGTTCGAAATATTCCCAATCAAAAAACACGTATCACAAGTATTGGAAAAACATCAATAACAGTGTTCTCAATATACAAGATTTCGTCGTCCCTTCTGATATATGCGCAACATGTAAAAAAGGAGAACTGATTCCACAAGACGAAGAAGGTATCCTGATTTGCAACAATCAAGCATGTGGGCGGTTTATTACCTATATTATTGATAATTCAAAACCCTCCAGCAAAGAACCTCCCAGCGAGGTTTCTTACACTGCGTATATAAGGTTGAATCATTTCAAAGAGATTTTATCGCAATTTCAAGCAAAAGAGACCACGCAAATACCGGAGGAAGTCATCGAGGCCATCCGTGCGCGCATCAAAAAAGAACGTATTACGGATATGTCACTTATTAATTACGACAAAATGCGCGATATATTACGTAAGCTCGGATTCAATAAATACTTTGAGCACATACAATACATCAATTCGCAATTTGGTATCAAACCTCCTATCATGAACGAAGAACTCCATGAGACATTGTGCGTATTGTTCATTGAAATACAGAAACCGTGGGCGGTGCATTGTCCACCGAATCGCACGAATTTTTTCAATTATACATATACGCTTTATCAGTTGTGCGTTTTGCTGGACCAAGTGCAATATTTGCCGTATATCCCGATGATGAAAGACCGCGAAAAACAACTGGAACAAGACATGATATGGAAAAAAGTGTGTATGGACCTGGACTGGGAGTTTTTTCCGACGGTTTAGATGTGGGGCGGGCGGGGTGTAAAGTTTTTTGTAAAAATATTCAAAGGATTTTTACAAAAGGGGGACTAGAATTTTTTATAGGTGCTAGACCGACGCGAATACCGTAATAATCGTTTAGACATAGGTTTCGCATTTTTGCGTCTTGTAATAGATTTTGATGAGTTATATCCGCCTGGTATTGTATTACCAGTATTTGATTTTCCCTGCATCCATGGTTTCCATTGTCCCTGTTTCGGTTGTGCCTGTTTCTGTTGTCCCTGTTTCCGTTCTGCCGCTTCCCGTTCTGCCTCTTCCCGTTTTGCCTGTTCCCATTGTTTATCAACTTTTCCAACAGCATCTATGCGAGCAAGGTCTGCGTTGTCGGTGACGTTGTCGTTGACGTTGTCGGTGACGTTGTCGGTGACGTTGTCGGTGACGTTGTCGGTGTCTTTGTAATTTCGTCTTTTTGAGGTGTAATCTATTTTGCTATCGTCGATTTCGCTGCCATCGCCCCCACCCTTTAACTCGATTTCGCTGCCATCGCCCTCGCCCTTGAAGGATACTGGACCATTGCATCCATATGTAGTTTGTTGATTTTTACCTATATTTTGAATATTCTTTTTTACAGGTTTGTTGTTTCCGTCGATAATTAATTTATCATCATAGACGTCAATTAATTCAGTTTGCACGTTGTCTACATTACATAAATTATAATCTTTTATAAAACATTGATTTCGGTCGTCTTGAATAAATGTTATAGTAATTTTTTTACCTGGTCCTGTTGAACCAACTTTATTTTTTTGTGTGCCTGAATTACTTGAACTCCTTGATGTGAACATATTTCCAATTGATGTAAATGGTCTTTTTACAGTTCGCGCAATAGCACTCGATACCGGCCTGCTTGTTTTATTATAATCCAAATCGTATACTTGGTTGACGAAATCATTCGGAGTATTCTTGTATATACTTGTTAATTCCTTAAGTTTTTTTTCAGCATTTTTTAGTTTTTGCTCTTCTTCCTTTAGTTGTGCTTGAACAACTGATTTTTCATCAGCGGGTGCTCTTGTAACCATTATTTTTAAATCTCTGATTTGGTTTTTTGTATTGTTAACATCTTGGTTTGCAGCGACCATTATTTTTTCTGTGGTTATACTTTGGCGTTGTCCAGGAGGAGTTTCATATAATAGGCTATAAAGTGCAGTAGTAGTATCCATCTCTTTTGGTTTAAGTCTATTGGCTACACCCGTGGCTGCATCATTGACTACAGTACCTACCGCAATGGCGGCATTCTTGGCTGAATTAGTTGCTTTTTCGGCTACAGCCTTGGCATCACGACTAAAATCAGTAGGAGTATATGGTGTATTTAAATATTGGCGCACTTTTTCTCCTTTCGCATTTAAGTTTTCTTTAATTTGGTTTCCCAGCTTTTTCATACCTGCCTCCACTTCCTTCCCTGTATTGCTAAAATTCTGTGCTAATGTAGTATCGTTTACTGCGTCAGTAAACATTTTAAGTGTACTTTTATCACTCATTTTTCAATATATCAATATACATTATTATTACATAAAATTTCGCACCTAGGAACAATTACCATTGCCGGGTCACGGTCCATTCGCGAAATCCAGAATATATATCTCGAACTATCCACTGCAAACCCGATGCAAAATTCGACGCTCAGCGTTTGAAAACAAAACGGTTGCGAATAGTGTATTGGTATACCCTCCTCCATCTCAATGAGCATATGATAGTATTTTCGCGGACTCCCTTCTTCACTGAAATGCACAACGCCTAAACATCGTCCTTGGTCCTCATGTGCAAAAACAGAAGACCCCCTTACATGCCTAAATAATGGGCATTTCAAATCCATTTCACAGACAATCTCCAGCCCACTACCATCTATTTTCCCGATTTGAAATGGCGACCATTTATACACAAAGCATTCTTCCCCCTGATAAACAATCGGGATCCAGTTTTTTTCACACCACGTTTCACAAGGCGGTTGAACAATCACACCATTCTTAATCGACCCAATATCCACGCAATAATCCGCGACAATAATGCGACTGCGACCACTACCATCCACGTGATTCAGATTCGTCGCAGAACATTTTATTTTTCCGTCGATTTCATAGAGACGCAAATCTTCTAAACCTCGAGAATAAGCTTCCTCAAAAATGGGCAAATCCAGCGCGTTCTCCATGATTCGGTAACTCGATGCAATAGGCATCAAATCGGCGTCCAATTCACATAGCACGTTTTTGTTTTCAATCACATGGTCTGTGGAAGGATACCGGTAATACCCATTCGGATACAACCAATAATTCACGTATCGAATATTCAAATAATGCATGGTTTTTTCAGCAGCCGTATCATAATATTGCAAATAACTGGCGGATGTCGGATAAAACCCCGGGATTTCAAGCATGTTCGCATACTCGACCAGTTTAGCACTACCCGAATCGGATAAACATCGCACAAAACATTCGGGAGGTATCTCTGCAATAATAGAATCATCGTGATTTCCTGGATACCAAATGACTTTCCACTCATCGTGGCAAAATCCTTCTAAATAGGCGTAAAAATTCACTTCCCATACAAGTTTACGATAGGTTCTCAAAAAACGGTCGAATTCTCTTAAATACAAGTCATAAAACTCGGAAATCGACCCACTGTCCCCTAAAAGAAACCCCCCGCTGAATCGCCAACAAATGTCATCCCGTGAAGGGGATTCGATAGCTTTGTTGATACACCCAGGTAAAATTAAGAAGTTCTCCCGCAAATTCATATTGCACAAATCGCACAAATATCTATACATAAATGGATTTCGCGCAATATATGGCATAGAATAATGTATCCATGCAAAATGCCTGGTGTCAAAAGGGTTTTGTTGTATTGCCATGTTTACTAATTCTATTGCTACATGAGTTTTCCATAAATGTTCTCGAGTATCTTTTTCATGATTGCGATTTTGAGGTAATGTAATATCATCGTGCTTATAAATCAATCGCCATATTTCTAAATTCGTTTTTTGAATGGGAATCAAAATGGGAATTTCGATATGATTATCCAGCAATTTTTGGCGAATCCAATATTCGCAATCATCATATACAAATACAATCAAGGGTAAATCCGAACGACACAATGCAATCAAATTCTCGATGGAAAATTCGTCACTGATGTGTTGATGGTTTTCATAAAACAAATACGACGTTACAAATGTTATCATTTTATCATATAAAGCAATTTGTTTCTAATTTGATTTGCTAGACACAACATTATTACAAAATTGAAAGGCTTATTTACAATTATTGATATAGCATTAATAATCAACAATGACAACAATCGCTCCAAAACGTGTAATAGTATTCGATGTAGAGACAAATGGTCTTCCACCTAAAAATTCGTATCAACAATTTCCCCATATTTTGCAATTGAGTTATATGGTATACAACACAGAAACTCGCACTATCGAAAAAAAATACAACGCATATATAAAAATACCACATGACGTCGTGATTACCGATGAAATCACCGAGCTAACCGGTATTACTCGCGAAAAATGCGATGAATACGGAATTCCCATTTTAGAAGCTTTGTATGCAATGTATCTCGATTATGCTAGATGCGATTGTGTTATAGCTCATAATTTGAAATTCGATGCAATCATGGTTGGCGTAGAATTAGAACGCCATGATGCACCTGCCGACTTACGCAATCTCATGAATCAAGACTATGAAAAAAAAACAAACAAGATTCGATATTGTACGATGATGAACAGTATCGAATTATGCGGTATTCGCGTGGACGCTGTCAACAAAAAAGGCGAGCCGTTTACCTACAACAAATGGCCGAAATTGTCCGAGCTACACCAACATTTCTTCGGATTCGTTCCAGAGGGACTCCACGATTCTTTAGTCGACGTGGAAGTTTGTTTGAAATGTTATTTGAAACTCCAGGAAACGGCACCAAACAACATCGCATAAAAAATAATCTATAACACAAAACCCATAAAAATTCAAAAAGAGGGGCCCTACGATGAACACATTTCGCATATTTCGTCATGCTGTTCACTGCCCTCTTTTTTTTCCGGTTCAATCGTGAATTGTTGGGCTTGATGGCGCGCTCTGCGGCGTAAATAATAAATGCCGGTTTTCAGCCCTTTTGACCATGCATAAAAATGCATCGACGTCAAATTCGAATAATTGGGGTCTTCCAGCCACAGATTCAAACTCTGGCTTTGACAGATAAATGCACCACGGTCGGCGGACATATCAATCAAATTTCGCATAGGGATTTCCCAGACTGTTTTGTATTTATTGCGAATATGTTGTGGAATAGCGTCGATGTGTTGAATACTGCCATGATTTGCTATAATATTGTTTTTCATTTTTTCGTTCCACAAATCGAGCGCTATCAAATCATGCATCAAATATTTGTTGGCTAAAATGAATTCTCCGGCAATGGTGCGTCTACTATAAATATTACTTGTAATCGGTTCAATGCATTCGTTGTATCCGAGAATTTGCGAGGTAGACGCAGTGGGCATCGGGGCTAATAAAAGAGAATTGCGCAATCCATGGATTTGGATTTTGTTTTTGAGGGCTTGCCAATCGTATCTGTCAGGGACCACGCCCCACATATCAAACTGGAGTTCGCCCCGTTGTGCTGGAGACCCTTCGAATGTTTCGTATGGACCTTCTGTGCAGGCTAATTCGCAGGATTGTTCTAATGCTGCATGATAAATGGTTTCGAAAATATCCTTGTTGATTTGTTTCGATTCGTCGGATTCGAATGGTAAATCCATTTGCATGAATACATCGGCGAGTCCTTGAACACCGATACCGATAGGGCGATGACGTTTGTTACTCAGTTCGGTTTTCGGTGTCGGATAGAAATTCACATCGATAATACGATTCAGATTGTATGTGACGATTTTCGATATTTCGTGCAGTTTTTCATAATTGAATGATGGCGGGGTGGTCGTTCTGTCGACGAACGCAGGAAGTGCAATACTGGCTAAATTGCACACCGCGGTCTCTTTGTCGTCTGAGTATTCCATGATTTCGGTGCATAAATTACTCGACTTTATGGTGCCGATATTTTTTTGATTCGATTTTTTGTTTGCAGCGTCTTTATACAATAAATAGGGGGTGCCGGTCTCCATTTGTGCGTCTAATATTTGAAACCACAGCTCGCGCGCTTTGACGGTTTTGCGGCCATTTCCCGATATTTCATATGATTTGTACAATCGGTTGAATTCTTCGCCATAGACATCGGACAATCCAGGGCATTCATCGGGACACATGAGAGTCCAATGACTGTCTGATTTGACACGTTCCATGAACAAATCGGGTATCCACAAAGCATAAAAGAGGTCGCGGGCTTTGAGCTCTTCATCGCCGTGATTTTTCCGCATCTGGAGGAAAAGTTCGACGTCGGCGTGCCATGGCTCGAGGTATATAGCGAAACTTCCGTTGCGGCGACCGCCGCCATTATGCACCACACCATTATGAATCACATAATTATGTTCTTTTTCCATTTGCAAGTCATATAAAATTCCATTATAGGAATGTGTTGTTATTTTTTGAACACGACTTAGTAATACATCATTATATCTCAAGAATTTAAAAAATTGTTTATCATTATAGGTCATATCCATCAAATCACAAATTTCCGCTGTTTTTGGAATACGTAATACATAACTAATTTTTTTGTTTTCGATTATACCACGTTCCGTTTCATGTGATTCGCCTATTCGGTTTCTAATATATCCACTGGTTAATACTCCCATTTTCATAGCCAGAAATCGCGCACATTCAATTAAATTATAAGAGGTGCTATCAAACATCAATTCATCTTTTACACATCCGTCTGTATCTAATAATCCCTTCAGTATATATTTTGATTTTTCAATGGGCAAATTCAACCATTTTGCAAGCATTCGTTTTTCTTTGTTTTCATCATAGAAATCGTTATATCTGAATGGTAAATGTATACATCTATTCCATCTGATTCTAGTAGTATTGTTATCCACTGTTATTGTATAATCTACACACCTCTCATTGAAATAATTAATGATAAAATCTGCAATATGTTTTTTGTTGATTGTATGCATAGAAATATATCCAGAAGTGTCAGTTTTATTTGACATTGACCCGTCGCCTAAAATAACTCCATAGACATAACAATCATCTGTTGAAATATTCGCAATATCTTTTGAAAAAGACGGAATTGGATATACAACCATATCATCTACATCCATATCTTTTGCATCAATCCATTCAAAATTACATAATTGTTTGTCTAGTCTGTTTTTTATTACTTTGTAATTAAGGCCTTTTTTTTGACCACGTAGAACAAATACTGGATGTTCTGGTGTTATAGTTAATGGGTGAATAGAATGCATGGTTTCTATTTCTAATATTTCCCCGTCGTATGAATGTTCAAGCACATTTTGAATAATTTCAGTTTCTCCTTGTAAATTGTAAATTTCGGTTTCATTCATAACACAATGTTGTATTTGTTTAGGACCTTGTGTTGTGTATATAATTGTTTCAGGAACAACACATTGGTCAACATATTTTGCAGTGTTATTGAACACGCGCAACATCGGGACAATACCATTTGACGAGCCATTCGTTCCACGGATATGACTCCCGGAAGCACGGATATTATGAATATGTAATCCGATACCGCCCGCCCATTTCGATATCATAGCACAATCTTTCAACGTGTTATAGATGCCATTAATGCTATCGCTTTCCATGGCAATCAAATAGCAACTCGACAATTGTGGGTGCGGGGTTCCTGCATTGAAAAGGGTGGGCGTAGCATGGGTAAAATATTTGAGCGACATACAATCATAGGTTTCTTTGATTTTGTCCAGATTATCCCCGTGAATACCGATGGCCACGCGCAGCCACATGTGTTGCGCACGTTCCACAGTTTCCTTGTTGATTTTCATCAAATAGGCTCGCTCCAGAGTTTTGAACCCGAAATAATCAATCAGATAATCGCGGTCATAATCGCACATGGCATCCAGTTCGCCCTTCCATTTTTGCACGACCTCATACAATTCTTGTGAAACCAGAGGTGATGATTTACGGTGATTGTCTTTGTATTCATACAAACGCTCCATGACATCACTGAATGAATCCAATGTGTTTTTGCGATGATTCGACACGACAATTCTACCCGCAAGAATGTTATAGTCTGGATGAATGGACGCCATGGATGCGCATTGTTCAGCGGACAATTCGTCGATTTTCGTCGTGGAAATGCCGTCATACAACTGGTCGATGACTTTCATGACCAGAGTGGTATAATTGATTTTGATGGATGCTTCTTGTCCTAATTTTTTGATGCGTTGTAATATTTTATCGAATGAGACGATTTCGCGCTCACCAGAACGTTTAGTGACATACATTTCATCGTCTAATTGTGTAATATTCATGGTTGTATATATATCATACATACATATGATATATTTATGTCGTTTTGTTAGAAACTAAATCACACAAAATTGAATGATGGGATTATCATAATCATGATTATCAATAAACACCCAAAAATGATGAACGACACCGACTATGACAACGAAATTATCGACTACGGTGACTATTACAGTTATCAAGGAGAACTGTATATTAAACAATTTCCCAAAATGTGGGCAACGAGCCATGTTCCTGAAACTGGTCCAGGCGAATGCGAGAATTGTAATTTCTATGGTTCCTGGAATGGCGTGTTCATAGGGTATTGTATGAATTGTGCTGACTACGTATATGAATATCAGCGCGGACATGGTTTTATCACGCATGGCGAAGAACTAAACAACGAAGACATTCCTCAATTACGCGCGATGGATACCTATTTGTATGGTGTAGAATTAGACGAAATCATAACATCCACGCCGAACCGAGATTTCTACGAGCTTTCTGATTCGGAAGATTCCAAAGATTCCAAAGATTCCAAAGATTCAGAGGATGATGTAGACAGGTATTTAGATAAAATGAAGGAACATAAACGACGCTACAGACGAAGCGATGAACCTTATATACAAAAAACACCAGTTACTGATAATTCATGTGATATTTGTTCTATAGGTAAATAATTTTGACAGCGTATAGTATTATCCATGGTTTTTTTATGTAAGACCCCCTACATAAAAAATATGCTATAACACTCAACATTATTTGTTAATAATCCATTTTTATCAAACATATACCCTTTCCACTTCCAATAGGCATGTTTTGTATTGTATGAACATCTCCATTCAAATCGACAACCACTTTTTTCTTTTTATTAGAGGCCCTATGTTCATATCCATTTACGCGTTCAAATTGAATGGTTTCCCATGCCTTCGCAAATACGGGAAGTGCCGTTTCAAACCATGGACGATTGCGTGGAACCAGGACGCACGAAATTTCATCTAAATACCAGTAAATCGATTTAAACAGAACAAAATCCTCTCTATATTCATTGCGCTTCGTTAGAATCCATTCATCGACCGCAGTTTTTGAAAATTCCACGTCCAGAGGCATATACACATAAAATGGTGAACCATCATAGGTTTCGTCAGAATTTGCGACCAACATTTTGCGAATAAAGTGTAATAGTATTCCTTTATATTCGCGGTCGGTGTCGTTCATCGCTTCTTCCTCTGACGCATATTCTTTGATGCGTGTTTCCACGAAATCGCAATAATCCAGGTCGCAATTTTCCATCTGTATTTGCATCTGGACCCAGTATTCTTCCTTCGGAATTCCATCTATTTCACGATTCACAATATTTTTGATTTCTACCATGTGTCCATATCTCGAATGACGAGAATCTGTAATAATACCATCCGGAGATGCGCCGATGAATGGATATGTCGGATGAGGAATGCATCCGAATTCGGTAATGTCAACACAATACATTTTTTCATAAATCATTTTCGTAACGGGTTCGTATTTCACACCCCAATGCAACGAGGATTCCGTATTTACATAAGTGCTATGTGATTCCGCAACTGGTTTGCATTTTTCATAAATGAGACTGTTGTATTGTGCTTTCGAACCTAACAATTTATAGATATTGCTCGCGGTTATCATATTGTTACGTTGTTCATACCATTCTTTTGACCGTTGTTCTGGTTGTGAAATCGACAAAAGTCTCCCGATTTTTTGTGCAATAGTATGATTTGCAGAGGAATCGCCACAATTCGAAAACGTGGTCTGTCTAGGAGGTATACCACATCGTATTTCTTCCATATATTTTTCGAGTTGTGTTTGCACCATCATTTCGATTTCATCGCCATCGTCGTCAGTGCATAATCCGAAATTCACCCATTCTTCTAACAAAGGTTCACTTATATCGGTTTTCAAATTTTTGAAAAAGTTGGGGGATGAATATTCCACCAGGTTTGTTTCGAAATATTCGTGGATAGATTCCAGGATATTTTCCTCGATGTCCATGATTTCGCTTTCTGAGAAGGTGTCTATAAGTGGTTCATCGAAGTGTTGATTGTCCGATTCACTTGTGCAAACGCTCATTTTTTATTGTTAGTGTTATATATTTAGATTGTTTCCGTACTTTTCAATTTTACAGTCATTCATCGATGTTTTCGCCATTATTTTCGTCATCGGGTTCTTTGTTTTTTTCCGTGATTCGTTTCGGTGTCAACGATTTCAAAGTGCTAACGCGTTTTGAATCCATTATTTTCAAAGTAAAATTGTGGGTGATGCTATTGAAAAACAGAGCCGGAATCGCGGTGATTTCACCAGAGTCTTTTTCGTAAACCACATCCTTCGTTTTCTGCAATTTTGCTTTGTTTAGACAATCCACGAAAAACACTTTAAGATTTTTCACTTCTTTTGCCGGATAGCCGTTGTCTCGTCCATGTTTTTCCGCAAAAGCATGGAGTTTCTGGATTTTCACGGTTTTATCCAGCTTATTCCAGGAATCACTTTTGTTCTTCTGTTTTTCATTTTCTAAGATGGAATCAATGTTCTGGGTTACAGAGCCACCACTAGCAGAGGTTTCATTAGAAGATAACATTATAATTGCAGGTTGTCTTTATATTATAATTATAATTATAATTTTATATCCATTTTATTTATTGTTTTTATCTAAAAACAATATCTATAACACTTTATGGAAGAACATTCTGCTACCACCACCCACAGAAAGGTAATTTTCCAGATACTCGATAAAAAAAAGCAGAGAACCGTGGTTTCTAATAAAAAATGGGGAACCATGCTAAAATCAAAAACAGAATATGACCACAAAGACCAGTATGATGTTATCAGTGTGTTAGAAAAAAAGACTCCCCTAGAGAAAAATCCTTTACAAGAATGCATTTTACAAGAATTGCAGAAAAAAATAGCAGGATACAAGACACAAGACATCCACAAGGGATTACATGACACCGAAAAATTCGTCAACATGGATGATGTGATTCATCTTTTATGCGAGTCAAAAATGATTTGTTTTTATTGCAATACGGAAGTTCACGTTCTCTATGAAATAGTCAGAGAAGTGAATCAATGGACACTCGACCGTGTTAACAATTCCCAAGGACATAATCGTGACAATGTTATTATAGCATGTTTGAAATGCAATTTAAATCGGAAAACGATGTATCATGAGCGATATGCATTCACAAGACAATTAACCATGGTAAAAAAGATGGATGGATAAAATATTCAAATCGCAAAAACCTACATAAATAGTAGTGTTATAGATATACATTTAGGCATTTATGGAAAATTTTGAAAAGTATCATGAGAACATTTACAAGAAACTGGATTATTTCCACGCAAACAACAAAATTCCGAATATCATCATCTATGGTTCATCGGGAACGGGAAAACGAAGAATACTATATCAGTTTTTGAACAAAATATATGAAAATGACAAATCCAAGATGAAAATGAACATGATGGTGGTAAATTGCGCACACGGTAAAGGCATCAAATTTATTCGCGAAGAACTCAAATTTTTCGCGAAATCGAATATTCAAACGGGCGTGCCATTCAAATCGATTATATTGATTAATGCCGACTTTTTGACCATTGATGCGCAATCAGCCCTCCGTCGTTGCATCGAATTATTTAGTCACAATACCCGTTTTTTCATTATCGTGGAGAACATGAATCGATTATTGAATCCGATACTATCGCGATTTTGTGCAATCTACGTTCCCGAATATATGGTAGACGGGAAAATCGTTAATTTACATGCTCATTTTTTAGAGAAGAAATATAATTCAGACAACGCATCCGCTTGTTCACCTGGTCTGCATGCTCAAATAACCGAATATTTTACGACCAATACGGAAAGTTCTCCACAAAAAATAAGTGAACTCGCGAGCATTTTGTATGAAAACGGATATTCTTGCGTCGATGTTGCACAATGGATTGAAAAAAACATAGACCCCATAAAGTGCTCGAAAATAACGATGGAATTCCACAAAATACGCAAAGAATATCGATGCGAGAAGATGTTGATGTTTTATATGATGATTATGATTTAGACCATTTAGAAAAACGCGTTATTGTATTCTATAAAAAATACCCCCATTTTGTATTATGGACGATTTTGTATTATCAAACCTGCAAGAATCGCGAAATGAATGGTGTAGTCGTTTAATCAGTATTTTCACGCCATTGGTGGCAGAAGGAATCAAATCGATTTTCGGTGAATCCTGGAAAATGTGTATTGATAACGACGAAGCGAGTAAATATTTGATGACCTTTCAAAATTTGTTGTCGAGGGTTCCTAAATGGAATTCGGTGATTGTGGAAGAAGAACGCAAGCGAATCATTGAACGAAGTGGATGCAATTATTTAGAAGATTTAATAACATGTGTCCATATTATACAACTCAAAGTTCTCACATCCATTCGAGTAGGAAACAAACAGAAAAAAATAGATATATCTATTCCTAAATTAGACCATTTCATTCATAAGGTCTATATACATGTTGCACGCAAGGTATATATGAATGTTTATCTTTTTGAAAAAAACATAAATCCATTGCAAATGCAAAAGAACAATCGAGAACTGGAAATGATAATACAAGAATGCATATTGACATCGATACGCGAGTCGATTCCTACCGAAGCTATTATACGCGCATATATGGATGAAAGTATCGAACAAGACGAAGAAGTCATCATCGAAAATTTAGACGAACCTACTTCGGAAACCCCTGCTACCCCTGTCGCCGAACAGCCATCATCCGAAGACACGAACGGACCAATCACATCGGACACAATCCCAGAAGAATATGAAAAACCGGCCCTCGTTCCATCCATTCAAAATTTAGACAACGAACCCGTTATTACCCGATTGTCATTCAATGATTATGATTCCGTCTTAGACACAGATACAAATAACGTAGAAACGGTAAATGCTCCTAAGACCATTGAACGTCTGGAAGAAATCAGCACATCCCGTGCATTACAACGCAAATTAGAAGAAGAAGAAGAAGACGAAAATGAACGAATTCACATTCACACGGAACCCATCGATTTATCTGGATTCGAAGTTCTCGGCGACGAAGATACGATAAAAATATCGACAGAAGACCCAATCATTGATTTTGAAGAATTATAGACAATTATGTCTGCGTAAAAACAATAAAAAAGTTGTAAATCATACTATTATACGATGGAACAAGTTTTCATTATCGCCATAGCAACAGTTGTTTTATTTTCCATTATTAAAATTGTGGAAACAAAATATTTAGACAAAAATGGGGATAAAAAACCATTGAAATTGATTGTTCGTGATATACTGATAGTATTCGCATCATCCATCGCAGCGACGTTTGTATTTTTTACTTTTCAAAATCAAATCCGTGATTTTTTCAATATTGTAACCGAGACAGCCACCTTGAATACTGCAACGACACAAATATTTACAGACGAACCGGGTTTTTAGACATCGATTAATTGTATTATAATATATCTATAATACAAATGGAAAGCATAGATACGAATATCAAAAACATACAACGTGAAAAGAAACTAAACAAAGACGGCAAACCCCGAAAACAATATACACGGAAAGCTCAAAAAACCGCGAAACCAAAAACACCGCCAAAGACCACTCCAAAGACCACTCCAAAGACCTCTCCACCTCCTCCTCTTGCAGAAAGTTCTCCTAAATCAGAATCAATAGAACCACCTAAACCAAAAAGTATCATAGAGACATTGTTAGAAGCGCCAGCTATGATAAATCAAATGATTTCACAAGCAACCCTTACCACAAAAACGACGAATCCGCGCAAAAACGAAGAATATGCAGAATTGATGGAGAAATTGTCTACTCTCATGCAAAAACGCGGCGATAATATTCGCTCGAGAACATACAAACGCGCTCAAGAAACAATATTATCCATTCAGCAAGACATTACAAAACCGGAAGACCTTATGAACAAACCAGGTATTGGTCCTACCATCATGGAAAAATTAAAAGAGTATGAATCCACTGGAACCTTGCAGCTTTTAGAACGAGAAAAAAACAACCCAGAAAATTTATTATCGGATATTTACGGAGTGGGTCCTAAAAAAGCAAAAGAGTTAGTTCAACAAGGAATAACAACTATTGCACAATTGCGAGAACAACAAGACAAAGTTCTCAATGACGTCCAAAAAATGGGCTTAAAATATTATGAAGACATCTTGAAACCAATACCACGTGAAGAAATCGATGAATACAATCAAGTTTTCAAAGAAGTCTTTGAAAGCATAAAAACAGACGACGACCATTATGAAATCGTAGGAAGTTATCGCCGTGGAAAATCGACATCTGGTGATATAGATGTTATTATTACATCGAAAACACCCGGAGTATTCAAACAATGGGTAGACAAACTACTAGAACGCAAACTTATCATTGAGGTGTTGTCTCGCGGTAATACGAAATGTTTAGTGATTACACAATTAGGAGACCATCCTGCGAGACGCGTCGATTTTTTATTTAGCAATCCGACGGAGTATCCTTATGCAATATTGTATTTCACAGGAAGCAAAGGATTCAATGCAACCATGCGCGGACATGCATTGAAAATGGGTTATTCATTGAATGAACATGGGTTATCGAAGATGGTGGATAAGAAAAAGGAGGGAGAGAAACTTTCGCTAAATATTCAGGACGAACGTGCTATATTTGATTTTTTAGGATTGGAATATAGAGAACCAAGGGAAAGAATCGATGGGAGGGCGGTGATTCCGAAATCCTCCTCAAACACTTCGCCTGAAGTTTCGGAAATCCCAACGGAAAATCCTCCCTCAAACATTTCGCCTGAAGTTTCGGAAATCCCAGCGGAAAATCCTTCGGCAAACATTTCGCCTGAAGTTTCGGAAATCCCAGCGGAAAATCCTTCCCCGAAAACTTCTCCTAAATCTAAGAAAAAACAAGTAAAAATAAAAGCTTCGAAAGGTTCTCCTACAACTCGTAAAAAATTCCCAAAAGAAAAATCCACACTAAAGTATTGCCGAGAACTTATAGCAAAAGAGGAAAAAGATGCCGATGAAAAAAAATCTCCTAAATCTAAATCTCCATCCCCTAAAGTTCCTACACCCCCTGCTCCTAAGGCCCCATCCCCTAAATCTCCTAAATATTCCCAAAAGAAAAAGGAAAAGGTCCCCAAAAAATCGAAAACAAAAAAAGACATAAATATAAAACCACAAAAACAATCTATAACACAATCGCCAAAAAACACTACTAAAATGGCACCACAAGAAATAGAACAAACCATAAATCATATTCGTAATTTCAAAGAATCCGGTATAAGTGCAATAGAATCTCTTACTCAACAACAACTCGCAAATATGATCATTATCGCAAGTGATAAATACTATAACACAACGGAACCGCTCATGACAGACAATGAATACGACATCGTAAAAGAATACGCACAAACAAAATACCCCAAGAACGAAGCCATCCAACAAATCGGAGCGCCCATTCAAGGCAAAAACAAAGTAAAACTCCCCTATGAAATGTGGTCCATGGACAAAATCAAACCCGACTCGAATGCCCTCGCAACCTGGCGCAACAAATACAAGGGACCCTATGTAACATCATGCAAATTAGACGGAGTGAGTGGACTCTATTCCACCGAAGGACCCACCCCTAAATTATACACAAGAGGCGACGGAAAAATAGGTCAAGATATCAGCCATTTACTCCCTATCCTCAATCTCCCTAAACCATCCACACCCATCGTCGCAAGAGGCGAATTCATTATTCCTAAATCCATTTTCGCCGAAAAATATGCAAAAACATTCGCCAATCCGCGAAACCTGGTCTCCGGAATCGTCAATGCAAAAACCCCCGACGAAAAAGCAAAAGACCTCCATTTCGTGACATACGAACTCATCCTCCCACAAGCAAAACCATCCGAACAATTGAAAACCCTCGCCGAAACAGGATTCGAAGTCGTCGAAAACAAAACCTATGACACAATCACGAACGACTCTTTATCAGAAATCCTCAAAGACAAACGCACAAAGTATCAATACGAAATCGACGGAATCATTGTCACCGATGACGCCATTCATCCTCGCACATCCGGTAACCCAGACCATGCATTCGCATTCAAAATGGTATTATCCGACCAGAAAGCAGAGGCAAAAGTCGTGGATGTTTTATGGGAAGCCAGCAAAGACGGTTATTTGAAACCGCGCGTGAGAATTGAACCCATCGGATTAGGAGGTGTCACGATAACCTATGCTACTGGATACAATGCAAAATTCATAGAGGAAAACAAAATCGGTATTGGTGCTATAGTAGAATTAATCCGGTCAGGTGACGTCATTCCTAAAATATTGTCGGTGACTACCCCAGCAGAAAAGGCGAAGATGCCCGCAGTTGCCTACAAATGGAATGAAACCCACGTCGATATTCTACTGGAAAACGCAGCGGAAGACAAAACGGTGCAAGAGAAAAACGTCACGGCTTTTTTCACCGAATTAGAAGTCGACGGATTGAAAGCCGGCAACGTGAAAAAAATCATGGAGGCCGGATACACGACCATTCCGCAAATCTTGAAAATGGGAGAAGACGATTTCAAAAAAGCGGGATTCAAATCCATGGCGCCTAAATATGTGGAAAACATTGCGTCGAAAATTCGCGAGGCACCAATCCTTACGATCATGGTCGCTTCGGGAACCCTAGGTAGAGGTCTAGGACCTCGCAAACTGGGACCGATTATGGCAGCGCATCCAGACATTCTAGTTTCCATGGAACCAGTCGCCGAAAAAATCGCAAAAGTCAAAACGGTGCAAGGAATCGAACAAAAAACTGCCACATTGTTCGTGGAAAACATTCCAGCATTTTTAGCGTTTTTGAAAGCCTGTGATTTAGAATACAAACTCAATGAAACCCCTAAAACAAAAACAACACCTATAGCACTAGATACATCCCACCCACTCTATGGCAAACAAATTGTGATGACAAAAGTCCGCGACCAAGAAATCATCGATGCCCTTACAAAACACGGAGCAACCTTAGATGATTCTATCAAAACCACCACGTTTGCGCTGATTGTAAAAACAAAAGAAGATGTATCCAATAAAACGAAAGATGCGGAAAAAAAAGGCGTCCCAATCATGACCCCCGAAGAATTCAAAACGAAATATTTGTCATAATCAATCACTCACACCATCGCTGCGATAGGTAGCGGTTTTTGATTGTTTATATCATGACTATCATCAGTAACGATAACGCGTATGATTCTATGGTTTGAAACATGCATTATATTTTCTGGTGTGACTACTTGAATGATTTCGTGTTCTTCCGAATGTTTCGGTGGATTATAACAAAACAATCCATATGCAAAACTGCACAAATATCGCAAAACAATCATTCCACATGCTAGTATTATCAAAAATCCCATTATAGTAGCTATATCAACCATTTTTTATTTGTGTTATAGTATTGTTGTTCTTATGAATTATTCAATTTTATACTTTTTCACCAACAAACAACGCGTTTGCAATGGTAGTTTCGGGTTCATTCCTAATTTCCGGTTCGGTGTTAGTTTGCATAATACCGATTTTGATAGGATGTGTCATACATTCATTGCATAAATATCCACATACATACATCATAAATACTATGGCAATGAATAACAAAATCGATGCAATAACAGTCATAAATATGGACGTGGTTTTCATTTGTTCTTGTTTTGACATATTCACATCCATGCAAAACAATTTCAATTTTGTTTGTTTGTAAAACATAATAAACACTATTTGAGTATTGTTTATTATGTCACAGGATTCCTATTTTTCTATCGACGAACGCATTGAACATCTGCTTGCCGACGTCGAAATCCTCGACGCGCCGAAAATTCATCCGCCACCACCTCAAGGGGACGACCCAACAGAAGATCGAAAACAAGAAAACCGCACATACAAAACCGTCGACAATGCTCTATTGCAAAAATACAACGTCAAACTCTACGGTTCCGATAGAGATACCTATGACATTATCAACGATTTCTTAGAAGACAATCAGAGTGAACGTGCTTTCTACATTGTCGACTTGGGTGCAATCGTCCATTCTTACAATGAATGGACGCGCCTGCTTCCCGACGTCAAACCCTATTATGCGATGAAATGCAATCCGAATCCGGTGATTTTAGAAGTCCTCGCCTATTTAGGCGTCAATTTCGATTGCGCCTCGGAAAATGAAATGCGCACCATCATCGAAATCACGAAAGACCCCTCTCGTATTATTTTCGCAAACCCGTGCAAAATGTCATCGCAAATCCGATACGCACGTTCGAACGACGTGGATTTCACTGTCGCCGACAATGAAAACGAACTCTACAAAATCAAACTATATCACCCCTACGCAAAAATCGTTTTACGTATCGCCGTGGACGACAGTAAAAGCAAATGTCGATTCAATAAAAAATTCGGATGCAAATTATACGAGGTGGAAGAATTGCTCACGATTTCAAAAACGCTCAAACTCGACGTCATCGGATTTTCGTTCCACGTAGGCAGTGCATGTTCGTCAGCGGATTCTTTCTACGATGCTCTGAAAACATGCCGAATTGCAGCGGACATGGCAACCAAACTAGGAATCAATGTCTCCCTAATAGATATCGGCGGTGGATTCCCAGGTTCCGACAATATCGACGTGAAATTCGAAACCATCGCCCATGCGGTCAACCGTGGTATCCGCGATTTTTTCGCCGAGGAAATGGAAAAAGGTGTTATAGAATTCATTGCCGAACCTGGCCGATATTTTGCACAGGGTAGTCATACTCTGGTGCTCAACGTCATTGGGAAGAAAAAAATACTGGATGAGACAACGGGTGAAAAAATAAACATGTATTATTTGAACGAGAGCGTCTATGGTAGTTTCAATTGCATACAAAATGACCACTATGACCCGGTTATTCTACCATTCAATGAGCGCGATGGTAAATTAGAACGCAGTCGAATATTCGGTATAACATGCGATTCCATCGACGTCATAACCGAGAACATCATGTTACCAGACCTAGCCATAGGCGAATGCGTCTATGTTGAAAAAATCGGGGCATATACGATTGCAGCAGCGAGCGCATTCAACGGGTTTGCACCGACGAATTCCTACAAATACATATTCAAATCGATTCAATAATCCCCATCAAAAGCATATAAACCCTATAACACAAATATCAGTATTCATCCATGCAAAGAATAATGATACATGTTTCAGTAGGTGAATTATACGACAAATTCACGATTTTGACCATCAAAAATCAAAAAATCACTGACCCCACCAAAAAAGCAAGTGTTCAAAAAGAAATCGTGTATTTACAACACGTGATACTGAACATCACTACATTTCCTCCTTCTGAAACAAGGCTCGTTGAACAATTGAGAACTATCAATGCAGAATTATGGGACATAGAAGACAAAATACGCGAAAAGGAACGTCTTAGACAATTTGACCGTGAATTCATTGAACTGGCTAGAAGTATATACAAAAAAAACGACAAGCGAAGCGCAATCAAAAACGAAATCAATACCGTATTCAATTCGGAATTAATTGATATAAAAAGTTATGAGAATTATTGATAATAATGACAGAATTAGCTGAAACACTTAATGACATCAAAAAAAAATCGAAAAAACTCCCGGCATCCATAGAAAATTACAAAGATTTAGGAGGTGTCTACGAAAAATTGAGAACATAACATTCTGGTATAATTCGGTTGAAATCATCCGAAATGAGGACAATCATTTGAATGAGGTGATGTCATTTGTAAAAACTCGGTTGCAAGAACATTTAGTAAACAACAATATGTTTCAATTATGAACCTAGAAAAATATTTATATACGATATACAATGAATTTCGTTGTTGCTTTATATGCAAGTATTTTGTTTTTTATATTATCCCCAAATGTTTTACTAAGAATTCCTCCAAAAGGAAGCACAAAGGTAGTTGCAGCAGTTCACGCAGTCGTTTTCGGGTTAGTATTATTCTTTACTTGTAGATTTGTATGGCGAATGTCGATGAGTGGCGTCATAAAAGAAGGTTTACCTGGTGACCAGTGCGTCGAAAATGGTAATTGTGAAGGAGGAGAGCTATGCGTTGAGAACAAATGTGCAAAAGTGTAATACGGGTGTTCGTAAACAATATTTGAATGTCTATATGAAATAAAATATAAACATAGAATATACAATGAATTTCGTTGTTGCTTTATATGCCGCTATCTTGTTTTTCGTATTATCTCCTAATGTTCTATTAAGACTTCCAAGAAAGGGAAGCACGAAGGTTGTTGCCGCCGTTCATGCCGTCGTTTTCGGTTTAGTATTACTACTAACTAGTAAATTTGTATCGCAGATGTTCATGGGTGGTATGATTCCTGTAAAACAGGAAGCTCTCGAATGCAAATTAAATAGTGACTGTAGTAAACCTGGCGATATTTGTTCACCAGAAGGAGCATGTGTTGCTAGTGCATAAAAATACAAAAATTTCGATTTGTATTTTTATTAAACGTAAATAGGTATGTCATCGATGTTCATGACGATATTATCCGCATCCGATGAATCTACTAAAAATTGACTAAATATTGGAAGCGCGAGTTGTTCTTTAGGAATACTGTTATGAACGGTTCTCGCAATCATTTTATACAATTTGAAATTAGGATAACGCTCTTCTCCATTTCGTTTATACAAAACGTTCTTACCATTATCGTCAATACACCAAGATAATATTAGTTTTTGCAAATCATCCATCTCATCGAGGTTCTCATAGTCGTCAATAACAAAATCATATATCGAACATGCGAGTCTGCATAAATCAAAGGATGGATTTGGTTCTAAACGGGGTTTATTTTCGTTCATGTAGGGTTCAAAGTTATATTGTGTTGCTGCGTCGCCACCTTCAGCGAAACTGTCGCTGCAAAATTGCTTTCCATTGAATTTGTAAATTCCGCGACCGAAATCAATGATTTTGTAGATTTTTCCATAGGTGGGAACACGATAGGTTTTTCCCTCGAACATATAATATAAATATTCGACATCGGTATCGATATACATAATGTTATTGGTATGTAGGTCATTGTGTGTAAATGAAAATGTTTTTTGATAAATGATCAAAATCATGATTATCTGCATAAGCGCAGCGGCACCAGTAGTATCATCTATGGCACCTCTTTCAAATAAAGTGTCGAATGTTCCATTGCATTTTTCTAAGCAAATCATTTGCACTGGAAAATTATGGATATAGGCGAATAATTCTCGTTCTTCTTCTGATTCACTTCCGGATTCCGAGGATTCACTTCCGGATTCCGAGGATTTTTCTTCACTATTGTTTGAAGAAGATTCTTCCTGTTCAGAGTCACTATATTCAACATCACTATCCGAGGAAGACTCCGATGGAGAATAATCATCGTCGACGTTTTTCTCACCTTTTTCATACACGACTTCATGCTCTTCGGACGTAGGTTCATCACCCAATATTTCGACTTCACCTAAATCAATTTCGCCCAGTTCAATATCATCTTTCAATGTAGAAAAATGCAATTTATGTTTATTTGCGCGAGAACCTGCTATCGCAGAGGAATATTCTAGATAGTTTTTATCGGAAATCAAGAAATGTTTTCCTAAGTTCGCATGAAAATAATCGGAAGAACTAATGTATTCAATATCATCTGCCACATTCATCCGATATTTATCTTGAACACCTACGTAAGAACCATAATAATCAAGGCCATGTATTACACCATGATGTTCTAATAATTGACTGGTCAAAAAACTGAAAAAACAATCAATATAGGCCGCATTGTTGTAATCAACTAATTTAGGAAAAACATCGCCGTTGTTTCCAATCGCTTGTGGCAAAGTTCTCAATGTATCGCTGGATACGTCATATTTACCAATCATGTATTTTACAGGGTCTAATAAGGGGGAGAACTTGATAAAGGTGGGTTTCGGTTCAACCATTATACTATAGGTGTCCATCACGGTATCTAAATCAATCATGCGATTACGATGTTTCAAACATACTCGATCGCAATTTTGTTCATTCATTTCAAAAAACAGGGAATAAATCGGATTGTAATTTTGGAGATTTTGAATAGCAAACGGTTTGTATCCGAACGATTCATCACTGGGTGAATATTCATATTGCGAATTCAACGTTTCTAAATTATCAATCACCTTTTCTTTATGGTAATGTAATTGGAATTTCGTTTTTCCTAAATTATGTGTCATAGGTGTTCTTTGTATATCTAGTTCGTAATATAAAAAGGGCATCATTCAAACTAATATATACGTATTACATCCGCATAAAAAATATGTCGCTATTGTAAATTTAGGGAATGTCACTTGAACTTCGAAAATTTGATATGAAATCCATTACTTTCAAACCGGATGAAAACAAGGGTCCGGTAATTGTTATGATAGGTCGTCGTGATACTGGTAAATCTTATTTGGTTCGAGATTTGCTTTATTATCATCAAGATATACCCATCGGGACGGTTATTTCGGGAACAGAGGCCGGTAACGGATTTTACGCTGTCATTGTTCCTAAATTGTTTATTCACGAAGAATACAACACTGTATTGATTGAGAATATTTTGAAACGGCAGCGTGCCGTTTTAAAACAAGTAAACCGCGAGGTCGAAATGTACAAGCGTTCTACGATTGACCCACGTGCATTCGTTATCCTGGACGATTGTTTGTATGATCAGTCGTGGACGCGGGATAAAATGATGCGATTGCTTTTCATGAACGGTCGTCACTGGAAACTGATGTTGATTATTACGATGCAATATCCGTTAGGTATTCCACCGAATCTGCGCACGAACATTGATTACGTTTTTATTTTGAGAGAACCTTATATGACAAATCGCAAACGTATATGGGAAAATTATGCGTCCATGTTTCCTACTTTAGAAGCATTTTGTGCCGTGATGGACCAGACTACCGAGAATTACGAATGCCTGGTTATCAACAACAATGCGAAATCGAACAAACTCCAAGACCAAATTTTCTGGTACAAAGCCGAACAAAAACCGGACTTCAAACTGGGTTCGAAAGAATTCTGGGAAATATCGAAATCGATGGGTTCGGATGACGAAGATGAAGCGTATGACCCCAGTAAATCAAAGAAGAAAACGGGGCAAACAATCAATGTGAAGAAAACAAAATGGTAGATTATTTAGAATATAATTTTATTTTTATGAACGCTTATTGATAGAAGAATTATTTTTGTAATATATATATATATGAATGATTTAAGTAAAGCATCTCTTGCGGCAACCGCAAAAGGTACTGCTAAAATTATCGCTAGCGGTTTTGCATTAGGGTGTACAAAACTGCTACAAGCAATGGATAACATTACAGCTGAAAGAATTGAACAATACGTTACAGATGCGAATGTAGTATTGGAGGAGACAATGCACGATATATTAAATAACTGCTCTATAAAGAAAGATATGACTAATATATCTGAAGCAGTTTTAGTCGAAAAATTGATATGTAAAATAATTGCTAATGGCAAGGTAAATAGAAAATATTTATCGGATGAAACATGTTCGAAGTTATGTGCAATTTTGAATAATTATTCAAATAAAAAATACATCGGATTACCCTTATCTGTTTACCAAAAAGAAAAAACAGCGGCATCAAAAGCAGTCGTGAATGGCGTAATTGGAACTACTGTAGCAAATATTGCAACTGATGTTACTGAGGAATTAATAACATCTGGAAATAATCAGGTTTGTAAAAATATAAAATCCGTACTAGATACACAAAAGCCTACGAATATAACACAAAATGTGACAGAGACTCTTGCTACAGGAGCAATTGGACTTGGTTTTTCACTTGTTTTAGCTGGTGTAGGTATAGAACTATTCAAAAAATACAATACTTCTATACCTAAACAATATATACCAGATCTCAATAAATTAATAACTGCGATAGTTCATAAACAAAATGACATAACCAGATTGCACAACAATTTTACTGCATGTTATGATAATGAAGTTAGGAAAATAGTAGACAAGGCTGAACGCCTTTTCAGAGAAGCCGGAATTAATGCAAAACAACATGCTAACATTGAATTTGCGTTTGTAGATCGCACGAGTGTAACTGTTCGTAGAGCAGATTTTGATTTTACAAACAGAAAACTTAAATCAGATACAAATAACAAATTTACAGCAAGAATAAATCTAAAATGTAAAAAGTCCGCGTATGACGATGAAGTTGAGGAAAAAAAGCGCGAAATCGAAAGTATAAACGATATTTTGAAAAAATATACTGCAATTTTTAAGATTACAACTAAGGACGAGATAGTTGAATTAAGCAAAGATTTTGCACAATATTTTGAAAATATTACAGTAGAAAACATAAATAATGAAACGATTAATAGTATTGCTGCAAAAATAGAGCTAATTAAAGAAGAAATAAACGAAGCAAGACGAAGAGAACAGCAAGTAACAGAAAATGAAATGAAAAAATCGATTGCAGATGCCACTGCAGATGTAGTTGCTGATTTTGCTGTAAAAGTTGGTGAAAAAGGTTTTAACTTGGCAAACAGGGTTGCTGAATCATTTTCATCAACAATGAATAAACGTTCTAGAGGAGGCAAACAATCAAAATTATTAACACGAAAAAAACAGAAGATTAGAAAACAAAGAATACAATATACAAAATAAATAATAATTTCCATTTTCACCAATACTACTACAACATTGATTCAATATGCAGTCACATCACACCAACGTTTAGACAAAAATATCTACCTATGCTTTATATAATTTTCTAAATTATATAATGAGCGCCATTCAACAACCCGTTCTCACAAGCGACCAGATAACCGAAATCACCCACTACGTCAATGCATATCGTGCTAAAAATCAAGCACCACCCCTAACATGGGACACAACTATCGCACAATTTTCGCAACAATGGTCTTATTATTTGCTTTCTAAAAATGAATTCAGGCATAGCGGAAACAATTTATACGGTGAAAACCTCGCCTATTTCCAAGGATATGGAAGTGATGTCATGGGTCTAATAAAAAAAGCCATCGATTTATGGTATGACGAAATCACCCTATACGATTTCAAAAATCCCGGATTTTCCCACGCAACCGGACATTTCACATGTCTCGTATGGAAGGCCAGCACCCATTTTGCAATGGGTATTTCCATAAACACCACGACAAATGCAGTCGATATTACCATGAACACCTCTCCGCCAGGGAATTACCAAGGGCAATATCAAGACAACGTTTTACCATTAGCACCTACACCAATGGTACCAGGAGTACCTGCTCAAAAACCTCTACCAAAACCAAAACCCAGGCACATTCATGTGAACATACCATCTATTATACAAAAATATCCAAGAATGAGATTGTCAGCGGATGAACCCGATTCTGAAGAAATATCAGATTGTTCATTGAATTATTATTCACCAGTGATTCATTTATCGGCAATTTCACCATCACCATCTCTCAACAAACAAGTTTTATTACGATTATTGTACAATTTATTGAACCAATCACAGGCAAATCGACCATCTATCTTATTAATCAATTCAATCAATGAGATAATTCATTATATCAATAATACAAATATATGAATCAAATAAAAACTGATTATTACCCTTTTTTGTTTTATTCGAGGGTACTTGCCTTTTCAGTTTCGACTGTTGACCTCAATAATTCATTGCGGATATTCGTGGTTTCTGTATTTGCAACTTCACGACTATCGAAATCAACGGTTTCTTTGACACCGACTAGATTTCCCTCTTCGTCCATGGTTTGTGTTAATACATTTCCGGTTTTCTCGGCCAGTTTGATGTTTTCTTCGATGGCCTTCTTCTTGGTTTCTTTGATACGGGTTTCGAATGCTTGTTTAGCACGTTCCTCATTCTTCATTTTTTCTTTGTGTAGCTGATTGAGCTCCTCTTCCATGAATTCTACACGACCGGTTTTGTAAGCATCTGGGTCCCATGGTATCCACATACCGACTGGACCTACGTAGATATCGTGATTCGGGTCGAGTTCGCGCAGTTTCTTGCAGCGAATCTCGGCTTCTTCTTGTGTTGGATATACACCGCGGACTTTCAATCCACGAGTGGAAGTTTGAAATGCATGTTCGCGCTGGAATTGTGCAGTTAATTCGTCCTCTTTTTTGTCGAGGAAGTTTTTGTAATCGTCTTCGGTGGAATTTGTCTTGAGCTTGCTGTCCTCTTCTTTAGCAAACTCGTTGAAATCGGATACAATATCATCGATTTTTAAATTGTATTTGTAGGCTAGGAAATGGAGGAAATCAAAGAATTTAGCAAGAGATTTAGTGAAATCCCATTGTTTGATGAATTGATCAAACAAGAAGATCTCGCGTTTTTTCAGGATTTTCTCAGGGGAAACGAATGATAAACATGCGAATTTTTGACCGGCTATGGAATGGTCTTCATCGCATAAATCAATGTATTTAGGGTTCGGTTGTCCGTTCTCTAATATTTTTCGTTCGAAGGATGACATTCTATAATAATTTAGGAAAACAATGTTTAAGTGTTTTTGATGATTATATATTTATATATTTAGGCATTCTCAATAAATTTCATAGATAGACCCATTTAGGCGTCTCATTTGAAATTTAGCATGTCAAATTTTTATCTTGGATAAATATATATAGAATCTCCCATGGGTTTCGATTTAGCTGAACTAATTAAACGCATCATCAAATATTTAGTAATGGGTCTTGTCATTGCTGTCGTCAGTATTGTCATCCCTAAGAAATCATTGAACCTAGAAGAAATTGTTATTTTAGCTCTTTCTGCTGCTGCTACTTTCAGTATCCTTGACGTTTTCCTACCAACTGTAGGTGAATCTGCCCGCAACGGTCTAGGTTTAGGCGTAGGTTTAGGACTATCGCCATTGTTTGTTTAGGACCGTTTGACATTATAATAATAAAAATAAAAAATTATTATTATATAAATACGTTTTAGATAGTATGCTTAGAATTGATGATGATGATGATGAAACAGTAAATACTCCCACTGATAACATATTGGCAAACGCTTTTACTGAACGAGACCCCGCAATTGACAACACTAATCCAATAAGTGAAAGGCGCCCTCCTTTAGAGGAATTAGAAAATGATAATGGTGATACAAACGTCGAGGTCGAAGATACTGCCACTGAAGACATGTCGTGGATAAACCCGGAAACCACGAAAAATTTAATCGACATTGCAGTCGATATTTTGAAACAAACGATTGACAATGAAACCCAAACCATGACGAGTTTAGTGGGTATTGCGGTTGATATCTTGACAAAAACAATAGAAGCGCGAAAAGACGACAAGGGGTATGGATTCAAAGGATTTAGACTACCCACGCTGGAATATACTCTTCCAAAAGCATCGGTGCGTTTTAAAGATATCATTATTAGCACTAAACATGTAAATTATTATGATAGCAAAGGATCCCCGGTTACACCACCTGAATCAAGCGAATCCGACGAACAATCGCCCGAATCAAATACAAAAATAATTAGCACGATTGTACCGGTATATGATGGCATGAACAATGTGAAAATAACTGCGTATACAATAAAGGATAATGAAAATGGGGATAATGAAATCCTCGACAAGCTTGGCTTAGGTGATTTCAATTTAGAGGAATTGAAAGGTGAAAACAAAACAGAAAAGATTCAAGAAATAATAAAAAAATTGCAAAAAAAATACAAAATAGACAACGCACAAGAAGAATCTATAAAAGAATATTTAGGAAAACTAGGAGAAGAAATAGATAATTTGAAGGCTGTAGTTTTGGAAAAAAATGAATAAATATTATAATAATATATCAATATAATTTATAAATGAGTGCAAGTGAAAGTACAACTAAAAAAAATGACACTACAGATGCATCTAAAAAAAAAGGAATTCTTTCTAAACTTAGAAAAGGGATTGAGACATATATTTCCCCTCCAACAGATCTAAAAGATTACCGTCCTGATCCAGGAGAAGCAAGTTCATCTACAGCAAGAATACAAGCATTTACAGATAATGTATCTATGATTAGACGTTATTTAGCTGCAAAATTGATAAAAATTAGAAATAACATTGGCAGTGATGCTAAAGCCCTTAGTGTGTTAAACGCGGAAATTATGGGTCTATACAATGATATTTACAAAGATTCTAAAGAATCTGAAGAAAGTATGAAAATACAAAATGCAATTGATGCTATTAATATTGAAATAAGCAAACTGCAAAGCGAAATTGGCAAGTTACCGGCAGGTAAAGATAGTGATGCAAAAATATCTGAAATTCAAACAAAAATAAAGGAAAAGGAAAAAGAAAGAGAGAGTAAGATGATGGATTTGAAACAGTTACAAGCTACTATAGAAGCAGAATTGATACAAAGTTCCGCTCTTGACAAAGCCTCCTCCGAACAGATTGACGGAAAAGAAAATGTAGTAAAAGAAATAATAAAAGAAAGTGGTAATGGATTTTTCTCAAATTTATTGATGTCACCTAGTACGAGAATAGAGAAGCAGATAGAAGATATAGATGAAAAACTTAGGACAGCTACTACAGATGCAGAGAAAACAAAGCTAGAAGATGATAAAGCAAAGCTAGAAAAAGAGAAAGCAAGGCTAGAAAAAAAGAAAAAAGGAGGTAAAAAAACCATGAAAAAACGTTCAAAGAAAGCTAGAAAATACACCTACAAATTTTTTTAGACGCTTGAAAATATCTCTATACAATAACTATTTATTATATAGAAAAATATAGTGATAATATAAATGGAAAAATTGAATAAATTAAAAAATTTAATATCAAAAGAACAAAATAAATATCAAAAATATCTAGATGACACTCCTAGCAATACGTCTACCCAAAGAATAAATATATTTACGCAAAATATTATCAATATAAGATTATTTGTAGTTTCCAAATTAGAATCGTTGCGCATTAAAATCAAAAATGATGCAAAATCATTAACAATATTAGATAATGAAATAAGGCAATTATATGAAAAAATATACGAAGACATGAAAATTATGAATGATACTAATGCAATATCGAATGAATCGCAAATTGATTACAAAAAAGAAATAACATATGTGAATCAATTGAAAACAGTTTTAGAACAAAGAGAAAAGGAAATATCATCGACAAAAGAAATACCTAAAAAAGCAAAAACTGAAATAATGAATAAAATAAAAAAAGTCACTATAACTTTAGACGATGCGTCAAAAGAATTAGAAAAATTTCAAAAAAAGGAAAGTTCGGAAGAATCAAATGAAAAAATTAAAAAAGAAACTTCAAAAGAAACACAACATGAGTTTCAAAAGGTTCGGGAAGAAATATTAAAGATAAACACTGATGTAAACAAAAAAATAGCTGATGTAAATAATGAAATAACCGATGTTAACAAAACAATACCTGGTCAAGAAATTGAATTAGTAGATATGAAAAAAGAAACGTCAACTGCTTTAATCCTAAGAGATCCAAATATCCCTCCGCCACCGCCATCAAATTATAACATTAAAAAATTTAATCCTTTAAGGGGGATGCTTGGAGGAAAAAAAACCATAAAAAAACGGAAGCATTTTTCCAGAACCCGCAAACACAAATCTTGAGGTATTGTCCACGAAATTTCAAATAGACTTTCGTGATGGCATTTCTATTTGAAATGTTCGCCGGTCTACATATCAATAAATAACATACATGCTTCTATCCATTTGCATCCCGCATCATTATTTTTGTATGTTGCATTCGCGTCCGTTCGCAAATGCAATATATTCGTTTTACTATTACGATTATCACTCAATAGCCATTCATCGTGGTATTTTTTGCATTTTTCTAAATATTCCATTTCGATTTTTCCTTCGCCATCGCGACCTCGTTTCGAAATGCGTTCAAAGCATTTTTCTGGAGAAGAATCCATATAAACGATACCGTCCACAACAAATCGCCCCGAAAATTCATTGTAAATCTTGCTGTATATCTGGAAACAAACATTATCAATCAGCGTGTCGTCGTGTAACATCTTCGCAAAAATATTACGGTCGGCCGACAAGGACCTTTCGCAAATAATCACGGAACACCCAGGGTTTTGTTTGATGGTTTGTTCTAATAGCGACAATCTGCTAATAAAAGCCATGACTTGAAATGGAAACGAATATTTAGCAGGATTGTTATAAAATTTCTTCAAAATGGTTTCGCCGTCCACCGGGTCGCGAACCTCGTCCCATATATCAACCGGTTCTCGTAGAAAAACTATATCGGTGCGACCCATGTCGCTACAATATTTCTGAAAATGGTCGACCAGGGTTGTTTTTCCTGCGCCGATGTTGCCTTCGATACTGATCAATTTAGGTGTCATAGTTGTTGTTGTTATGATTACCAACTACCCACACCCCCTTTCAGAATCAATTTTTTCTACATTTTCTCATACATTCAATACCCTAACCGAGGAACATCAAATGTTTTATGTGGACGGTATTTGAGAACATCCAATTCCCGCGAAGTGGTGGGAAATTCGGCATCCCCGTAAATATCTTGCAATAGCATCCATTCGAACAATCCCCCACTATACATGGATACTTCGGTAAATCCCAGTTGCATAAGCTGATGATATTTTTTTTCCACCGCGGGGTCCACTGAATTCCTGCCATAAATAACTAGTCGACGATTTGTGTTATAGTGTGTCAACATTTCATTGAGGGTTTGCTCTTCTAAATTCCAATCCAGCGTGGTTTTTATCAAACATTTCTGTTCGGAAACGGGCAAAGTATTAATCAAGACAAAACTATTGTGATGTGCAATAGCATATTTCACGTCTTCAAACCCGATTTTCCGCGCCGGTTTTTTATGAAACCATGTATATAAATTCGGCAACATGTTCTCGATAAATAAAAATTCTATTAGAATCTCTGTAGTAATTTGTTTATTTCATTTTCCGCATTATTCGATAAAATCCACCGGAAAACACCGAAAATCACCGAAAATCACCGAAAATCACCGAAAATCACCGAAAATCACCGAAAATCACCGAAAATCACCGAAAATCACCGGAATCCACCGGAAAATTGAATATTCACGCCCCATCCATTAGTACCATCAGCTTAAAACAATGGATCTATCACAGAACAAACTCACGAAAACGGAATGGAACAGTATTGAAGTTCCCGTGTCGGAACAAGAAAAAGCGGTTTTGAAACTCATCGACGAAGGTGCGACCAATGTCAATATTCGAGTCAATCAGCATTTATCTATGATACAATATTTGAAACTGGACAAGAACAATTTCAACGAATCGTATTTGTATGCTAAATATTTCCAGCCCTCCCTGGAAAACATGGTGAAAAACCGGGTGTGCGTAGGCGGGGTGCTCGCCGACACCATTTTCAAAATAGACAAAATCGAACAAAAAACACTGAAAATGATGAAAAAGGCGGACATTATCCGAATTGAAAACATGAATGTCGAAAAAACTCGCCACCTGATATTCGAATATTTGCTCATCGATTTCTGCGAACAACTTATCCACAAAATAACGGAATCCGTGGTGAAACAGAAATCGTCTAAATCGGCGCCCCCCACCACCACCCCCGAAAAGTCATATGTATATTATTTGTATACCCTCATTCAATTCAAAAAGTTGTCGATATCCCACATCAACAAACATATTACACATTTCGTCAACCAGGTCATCGAATATGCGAAAACGAAAACGAATTTGCAAGACATTGTGAGAACATCGCCAGAAACCATCGAACAAAACCCCTATTTGTTGAAATATGACGATATGACATTGTATGTGCATCAAAAACAGTTGTTTTCCATCATGAATCACAATCCATCTGCGCCGAAATTAGTATTATACATGGCTCCTACTGGAACTGGGAAAACGCTTTCACCAGTGGGATTGACGAAGAATTTCCGCGTCATTTTCGTATGTGTTGCCCGGCACGTGGGCCTCGCCTTAGCGAAAGCCGCGATTTCCGTGGAGAAAAAAATCGCGTTTGCATTCGGGTGCGAAACGGCGTCGGACATTCGTCTCCATTATTTCGCAGCAACCGATTATGTGCGTAATACAAAAAGCGGGGGGATTTACAAGGTGGATAATTCCGTGGGCGACAAAGTCGAAATGATTATATGCGACGTGAAATCGTATTTAGTGGCCATGCAATACATGCTGGCCTTCAACGAAGAATCCCGCATTGTCACTTACTGGGACGAACCCACTATAACGATGGATTATGAGAACCACGATTTGCATGAGACCATTCATCAAAACTGGATGAACAACAAAATATCGAAAATGATCTTGTCTTGTGCGACCCTCCCAAAAGAGCACGAAATATCGGAATCCATCATGGATTTCAAATGCAAATTCGAAGACGCCGAGATATATACCATTGAATCCTATGATTGCAAAAAAACAATTTCGTTGTTTGACAATAGCGGCAAAAAAGTCGTTCCGCATTTGTTGTTTGAATCCCACGAAGACATCATGGAATGCGTTCGTCATTGTGAAAACAACAAGTCGCTGCTGCGTTATTTCGATTTACAAGAAATTCTGCGATTGATTATTTATGCAAATCAACATACAAATGCATTGACAGACAGATACAAAATAGAAACCTATTTTGATGGCGATATTTCGAATATAACCATGCACTCCATCAAACTCTATTATTTAGAATGCTTGCAACAGATTTCGCCTGAATTATGGGCAAGTCCATCTTTCCGACATTTAGTCGCCACGCAACCACTGGAAATGGAATTTCAAAAGATGGCGAGTTTGAATCTACCTCCAGTGACGAAACCACTGTCAAACAATAGTCTTGTGAGAACACAAAGTGTTGCCTATCCTGGTGGAGGTGGTGCCCCTAAAACACACGCCGCAGAAAATCAAGGTATTATGTTGACAACGACGGATGCACATACGCTAACAGATGGTCCGACGATTTATATCGCCGAAGATATCAAACGCATGGGCGAGTTTTTCATAGAACAAACGAAAATCCCCGCGCATATCATGAGCGATTTATTAGAAAAAATAGAATCCAATAATCGTCTGCAAAAAAAAATCGAAATATTAGAAAAATCATTGGAAGACAAATTAGGCAGCGAAATCGAAAAATCGAAAAAAATGGAAAAAGAACAATTTAGTGGCGAAGTCCGAACAATCATGAACACTATTAATAGTGTGCGTGCAGAATTCGGCATCGTTGAAATGGACAAAGTATTTGTTCCGAATACTACTCAGCATCAACAATTCTGGACGCGTAACGAGAACCCTATCAAAAATGCATTTGTTCCCAGAATCATAGAAACGGTTGTTAAAGAGATTATGATGACCGATGTCGACACTCATATGAAAATGTTGCTGTTGTTAGGTATTGGTATGTTCGATAAACATACGAATATAAAATACATGGAAATCATGAAAAAACTGGCAGATGAACAGAAGTTGTTTGTCATCATTGCATCGTCGGATTATATCTATGGCACGAATTACCAGTTTTGTCATGGATTTGTCGGAAAGGATTTGCAAAACATGACACAACAAAAAATCATCCAGGCGATGGGGCGAATTGGGCGTAACAATATACAACAGACATATAGTGTGAGATTCCGAGATAGTGATATACTAAAATCGTTGTTCATGGCTCCTTCCGAGAATCGTGAGGCAATTGCCATGAGTAAATTGTTCAATTCTGATATGTAAGATGATGAGAGTATAAACGTAACGCTATAATTCCTGAAAAATCATTATGGATGAACAAAAAATTGATTTAGTTAACGTTAATATAACCGAATAACAACGTGCACATAATATGGAAACTAAACAAACAAAAATATCACATCACAATATCATTGAAAGCACATCACATTCTTCACAAATAACTACAACAGCAGATGCAGTTCGCGATGAAGGATTGGATAAGTTCTATACAATTCCAGCAATGTCCGAAAAATGTTTAGCATCAATTGGTTGTCGTTACAACTGGAGTGATTGGGAACTGGTTATCGAACCAAGTGCAGGAAATGGAAGTTTCCTGACAAGGATTCCAACGGAAAAGAAAATAGGTATTGACATTTCACCAGAGCACAAAGATATTATCAAGCAAGATTTTCTAACTTACGCACCACCAAATAATATTGGGAAGATTCTTGTAGTAGGGAATCCCCCATTTGGAAGAGTATGTTCCCTTGCTATAAAATTCTTCAATCACGCTTCGAAATGGGCACATGTAATTGCTTTCATCATTCCAAGAACCTTTCGTCGCGTCAGTGTTCATAATAAACTAAATACAAATTTCCATCTTGTATTTGACGAAGAAATCCCTATGGAACCTTGCTCGTTTAGTCCTCCTATGATGGCAAAATGTTGTTTCCAAATATGGGAAAAAAGAGAGATAGAACGCTCGATTGTTGAATTATCAATAATTCATCAAGATTGGGATTTCTTGGGGTTCGGTCCAAAAGATGCAAAAGGACAACCAACCCCACCAAAGGGAGCCGATTTTGCCATTCGTGCATATGGTGGAAAATGTGGTGAAATTATTGATAGTGGACTTGAAACATTACGCCCGAAAAGCTGGCACTGGATTAAGGCAAATATAAACAAGAATACGTTAATTGAACGATTTACGGCACTTGATTATACATTAAGCCTTGATACAGCACGACAAAACTCTATCGGTAAAGGTGAACTTGTAAGATTATACAACGAAGCGCATCATTAACACTGATATTATACCACTGAAAAAAAAAGTTGTTTTTGTTGTTTTTGTTGTTTTTGTTGTTTTTGTTGTTTTTTTTCAGTGGTATAAATATGAGAGTCTAAAGAGAAGACTCAGTAATTCTGTATTGCATCAATTGTTCCCAGCATTCACTGTTGATAACTGGGCGTAGAGCATATTCGCAGTTATTATTTTCATTCTCCATTTTTGAAATGGTAATAGCACCATGTTCCTTGTTGGTTCCATGGGCATATCCCCCATAAGCTACAACGAGTTTTTTGACTTCCTCTTTAGGGACTCGGAAGATGTAGAGCTCGCCTTCTTCTTCTACATTTTCATCGGTTAAGGAAAATGCAGTAAGTATGTAAAAGTCACAATCATGATTTGGTCTAATCTGGACATAGTTGAATTTTAAGTGTTTTCCACCTCCCAGAGAAACCTTAATCTCCGAGTTCTTACCATCTTTCGAGCAGTCTCCAGTGCAATCTTTTGCATTATTTTTTTGGTAACCGAATTTCATCCTGAAATACATCTCCAGGAGACCACCATATTTTTGACCAGAAATTTTATTAACAATGCAGTATACATGTGCATCTTTGAATGTAGGTGCCTGCATAATACCGTATTCGTGATCAATGCGAGATGCAGAGAGATGTTCTTTTAAACGCTTAACGCGCTCTGACTTATCCATAGGTGGAGGCATACTCGCTTCTCTCTGTTCAATCATTTTAATTAGTTGTTCTTTAGTCTTTTTTGTGAATCCTTTGATCTTGTGTGCCCTACAAATTTGTTTAAGCTCGACTATAGTGATATTCAAAAAGTTCATATTGGACACCTTCAATTTTCTTAATGGTTTGTAATGGGTTGTGATATTTTGATATATTCAATTTGTTCTCATTCGGGTTTTAATATTGTCTTCTTGTTGTTGATATGATTTACTATCAATTGAATACATATTCAATTTCGTATTCAATTTTGTTGCATTTTGGGTGTTTTTGCACGAATTGGTTCTCCATTACAATCCACCTGCCATATTCAAAGCATATGGGTTTCCTTGCAAACTACTCATTATTTCGGGAGATGTACGGTCCATTTGAATATTCGAATATAACCCAGAACTACCGTTCAATTGACCCATGTTTGCAACACTGGGGGATTGATATGGCATGGATGGAGCAACTGGGCGATTGTTTTTGAACATGGCGTCACGACCAGATTGACGCATATTTATATCTCCGTTCATCAGAGACATATTTCCAGGAACCATGCGGCCATCAATCGTGGAGGATTTGATATCATTGTTGCGTTGACGATATTCGGCGTCATAGGGTCTGGCTTCTCTTCCACGTTCTCCCGCACTGGCGCCACCTGCATAGTAGAAATCCCCGGTGGTTTGACGATTATTCTGTATACTTTGTTGTTCAGAAACAACATAAGCACCACCGCGTTGATTTGCATTGATATTCAAATGGAATTTCGAATTCTCCGTGGTCTCGCGAATGGTAGGTGCCATACGGTCATTCGGATTGAACAAATAGGATTGCCCACCCGCAGTGGATTTTGCGTTCTGATAAGGACGTAATGTGCCGATGGTATTTTCTTTGCGAGATGGGCGTAAAACATCCATGACAGGTGCAATAGCAGCACCTATAACACCACCTATCACACCGAAATATTCGCCGGATTTGTTCGCAACACGGTTATTCATGTATGCTTTCGATGATTTGATACCATATTCAGCGTCGTGAGCATAATTACGACCACCTGCATTTGCACCACCAATCGGAACGGCGCCTAAATCAATATTCGTAGAAGGCATATATTCGCCAGGAACATAGGCGGATTCGACGTTGTATCCTGCACCACCCATATATGATACAGTAGTATCTGGACGATTGACATGACGGTCGACAGGGATAGCATTCATCATGGGACCTTTGCTTGCACCTGTGGTTGTCATATATCGTTCTGGTCCGGATTCAAAATGTCTGTCTGGGCGATTTTTCTCCATTTGTCCAATACTTCCTAAATTAGTAATGCGACTCATAGCAGGGCCTTCATGTCCCAACATCATCAAACCACTTGCCTTTTGTTTGTTACCAACACGTAACTGGTCTACGGTTTTTTCACGCCATGAATCGCGCTCCATCATACCCGAATTGAATCCGCCAGCACCTTCGGTCGTGTATCCGAGGCCTAAACCAGGAGCAACGCGTTCTTCGGCAAATGGTTTGACGTTTGCCATACGCATACTAGGATTGACACGGGACTGCATGAAATCCGATTGATTCGGGGCGCCATATGCCCATTGATAATTTTCAGATGGAGCAAAAAGGGGGGCTTGTTCTCCCTTTGAACGTTGTTGAGAACCAGAACCGGTCATACTGTCGAGTAGACTTTCATTTACATTCGAACCGACGAAACTACTGCGAACCGTTCTTCCGAAAAAAGGAACCATATTATTGTGTTGAAAATAGTCTCGGGTCACGTTTTCTCCCGTCAATGATGTATAGGTTGAATCTGAAGTAGTAACATGTCCATATTGAGAACCTGATTCGGGATTGAAATATTTGTCGGTATATGCTCCTCCAGCATATTTGTTTACTGATGATAATTTCGAAGTGTAAGTGGTTTCTTCGTATTCCGGTTGCGAAAAATTTGCGTCGGGTATATCGGTATTTGGGAGCAATTCACGACTGGAAAATCCCTCCTTGTTTTTGCATGATTTCGTTTTTTTTTGATTATTAATAACATAAAGAGAACCTAATGCTACTAAAGGTATTGCTAATTCCATATTATATTTATATGATATATAATTATAAATATAATTGCAGTTTTGATTTATTATGGATACCGATCTCCTAAATCATGGACTTACTATGTTGCTTACATAACCGCTCATCTGGATGACATAGACAATGGCTCTTTCGGGCAATTTCCACCTAAACACATGGTTCTCCCCGACAAATAATATTGCATTTCATCATTCGAACCGATTCCCCCTAATACAGGTATAATCGGTGTGAAATTATCTTTTTCCAATATACGGGTTTGAATGTTGCTTTGAAATCGTTTTTCCACATTTGCTTGAGGATTCAGGAAAGGAGTTTCCCAACGGCCTTGTTCTAAATCTCTATAACACCAAACCGGATGAGTAGCACGAGATTCGTCCACGAGAACATCTTTTTGAATAGGATAAGATTTTTTGTAACCAGGTGCTGCATATGTTTTGTAATTGTTAGCGTCAACATCGTCGCGGTTTAATTTTCGACTAAGTCCTCGTAAATCGTTCTCTAAATTAATATCATTCGTCATTTTATTTGCGCCCCATTGTTGAATTCTCACATGAGGATCTTCAATGTAGGGTAAATTCACACCTGGGCCTGGCGTGTCTAATGCATATCTACCAGAATACGTGCTTATTTGTAATGCATATTTTATACGGGCTGGGTCATCATGAAATCGAGTAAATGACATATTTTGTATATACAATAGAATGTGAAAAGAAAATCGAATATATTTGTATTCCCTCGCCGACAACCCATAGAAAACCTACTTAAAAACAACTTAAAGTACTCTGTTATATTGTTCAAGGATATGAACAACATGAACAACATCATTTTTGATATATTTTCGCCACCGTCACCACCAACCCTATGTTTGAACATGATTGTAAAAAATGAGAGCAAAGTCATCCGACGCTTGCTCGAATCCGTTTCCGGCGTCATTGATTCCTATTGTATATGCGACACGGGTAGCACAGACGATACAATACAAATTATCCACCGTTTTTTCGAAGAAAAAGGCATCCCTGGAAAAATAGTGCGCGAACCCTTTCGCGATTTCGGATACAATCGCACATTTTCCCTACAAGCATGCGAGAACACCCCTTTATCAGATTATATTTTGCTGTTAGATGCCGATATGGTTTTCTGGATGTCACCCACACTAACGCCAGAAGAATTCAAACGAGGTCTCGTCGCGGATTCCTATACGATTTTTCAGGGAAATGACAATTTTTATTATAAAAACACACGCATCGTAAAGAACAATCGAGGGTGCACATATTGGGGAGTAACCCATGAATATGTGAAAATGCCACCATATTCAAGAGAATGTGCACTAGATAAAACACAGGTTTTCATTGTTGATATCGGTGACGGTGGGTCAAAAGCCGACAAGTTTGAACGTGACATACGATTACTTGAACAGGGGCTCATCGACCACCCCGACAATGACCGATATACCTTTTATTTAGCCAATAGTTACTACGATTTAGGAAATTACGAAAAAGCAATCGAGAACTACGAAAAACGAACAAAACTCGGCGGCTGGCACGAAGAAATATGGTTTAGTCACTATAAAATCGGTATGGGTTATGCACGGATGAACAAAATGGAGCTTGCAATCAACTCGTGGATGAATGCTTATGAAGTTTTCCCGAATCGAATTGAGAACTTGTATGAAATCGTAAAATACTATCGCACAATCGGTAAAAACAAACTCGCCCATGTTTTTTACGAATTGGCAGACGAAATGCGAAAAACCAAGGGTCCGATTGATTATTTGTTTTTACAAAAAGACATATATGATTATAAACTCGATTACGAATTTTCCATCATCGCCTATTATGTGAATCCGCGCAATACCATTGTTCCCAATGTATGTATGAAGGTTTGCGCACATCCATCCATGGACGACTCTACCGTGAAAAACGTTCTCAGTAATTATAAATTTTATACTCCTTCCCTCACAGACATACGTTCGCAAATCCCCCAACACAATATGCAATTATTAGAAAACATCGCAAAAACATATTTACCGGATGGATTTTCATCAACCACTCCATCTCTATCTAAATCCGTCGACGGCACCCGGATCTTTGTAAACATACGCTACGTAAATTACAAAATCGACGAGAATGGAAATTATATCAACAAAGAAAAGATCCATACAATAAATCATTTAGCCATAGTTGATACAACCACCGAAGAATGGTCCATCGAAAGCTCCCGAGAAATAGCATATGACACTACCCTCGACAACGTCTACGTGGGACTAGAAGACATTCGTTTTCTCAATGGCAAAACCCGCATATTGTATAATGCAAACCGCGGACTGGATTATCATCACATACAAGTTGAACACGGCGAACTGGACACCACTACCGGCGCAACCATGAATACCCGCATTCTGAAAAAACGGGGAGACAACGAACAACAACGCGACGTCGAAAAGAACTGGGTCCTATTCGAAGCCGACGACCAACTATTTTGTATTTATGAATGGCACCCACTCACGATAGGAACCATCGAAGACAATAACTATAACACTAAATACAAACACCCTATGCCGAATTTTTTCAAACATGTTCGCGGGTCCACGAATGGACAAGTATTTGAAAATCCAACCACGGGTGAAAAGGAATTGTGGTTTTTGTGTCATACTGTTAGTTATGAAAACCGGCGATATTACTACCATTTGTTTGTTTGTCTGGATGCTGCGACGTTTACCGTAAAAAAATACACGCCGTGGTTTACGTTCGAGAAAAAGCCGGTCGAATATTCTTTAGGATTCGTGTTCCAAGACGCCGACAACATGTTGATTGGATATAGCACGATGGACAGTTCGACACAATACATGGCGATTGCAAAAACAAAAATAGACGAAATGATGATTATGGTGCCTCCTCGATAATTGCCGACATAGGAGCGGTTTTACAAATACCGTAAGATTTGCGATGCCATTGTGTAATACCCCATTTTTGAATACCGTCACGATGCATTTGTGTTCCGTATCCCATGTTTTTAGCGAGACCGTATCGTTCATTCAACCAAGAATACCTGTTACATAAGTCTTCTATATAGGTGTCTCGCTCATTTTTTGCGAGTATACTTGCCGCTGCAATGAACGTGTATTTGTTATCACCGCCTTCTATGGTTTCAAATGGAATTTCTTCCATGGTTTGCGTGGCCTCGTTGAATATCATATGGGGTGTAAAATCATTACCGTCGACAAACAACATGTATTCACGCATATAAGGCGTGGCGGGGTCTATCGGAGTTTCCCCAGAGTCCACTCGGGACGATAATTGCAGAATCACTTGTTTCGCACACTCGTGCATGGCCATGAGGACGGCTTGACGGATATTGATAGTGTCGATAACATCGGCTTCCACGTAATGAATGTGCCAGGCTAATGCATGGGTTTTGATGTATTGTGACAGTTCCTGCATTTTTTTACGGGAATGGATTTTCTTTGAATCGCACATCCATTCATGATGAAATCCAGAATCCGATTCTTTAGGTAAAACACACGCGGCTACATAGAGCCGTCCAAATAAAGGACCCCTACCGGCTTCATCGATTCCGATTTCATAACGATTTCCTGAATCATATAGTATATGTAGATTGTTGACAACTGGTTTTTTAGGCATTTAGCGAATTGATTGTTCGATTCGACCAACAGATTAATTTCAATTTTACCGCAGTATTTTCATCTATTATATATATAATATATATAAATGAAATTATCCCCATTATTATTATTTTTATTGCTTGTCTTAATTTTAGTGGTGTCCGTAATTATTTGCAGAAATTGCGCATATCCATTATCCGAGGGATTTGTAAGTTATGCTGCAAACGTAGAACCATCAAAGGAAGTAACGATTCCACAATACAGTAACACGTCAGTTATAAAAATGTATGATAACTTGTTTTTTGATAACAAAAATGGAAACGTAATCGAGGTCGATTCTTCTCGATTTTTAGGAAATGTAAATGCAAGTGGTCTATATTTATCTGGAAACGTTGACATCGCCGGTTCATCCATCTCAAATTTATATATTTCAACTCGCGATGACTATCGTAAAACATATTCAACTTCAACATCAAGCGCAATTCCTGAAGCTAATATCGCTACTGTAACAAGTTCTTATAAAAACTGGTCTTATACCACACAGACTCCAAACAATAGAAAATATCAGTTGTTTTATGTGCCATGGAACATGGATACTTATGTTCATATCATTCAATATGGTTATACCAATGAACATGGAGATGAGTGGAACGGAGAAAGAAATACCTGCACTTACAAATTTTCTGGTAATTCATCTACTGTATTAGAAGCACGTTATGCTTATAATAATATGACTACATCTTTACCACCACTACCGCCATCTTCTACTACATCTCACGCAGACGACAATACGTATGTCAACGATTCTTATTATGGAACAAATCGTCCAGTATATCAATTGATTTCTGGTATTAAATTTGATGCATCCAATGCAAACTTGATTATTAATGCTGATAATGGAATCATTGTATATGGTCGTTCTAAAAATGTAATAGTAACATTAAATACTCCATTACAGAATGCAGGATTAAACAATACGATTACATCGGTTAATTACAATGCATGGATTGCATATGGCAGTATCAATAATGCTACGCAAGTTGTTTATATTGCAAGTGGAACGAACACATTATTGCTATTGTTGCAAAAAAATTCAAATGGTTCATATGATTTAGTCAATTCTGCTCGATTCAATGAAAACGGGTTAGATACAGGAAGTCCTCCACCTCCTCCACCAGCACCACCTGCTCCTACAACGACACCATCTTCTACACCCCCTGCACCTACGTCAGACCTAAGTGGAAATGCAGTATCCGATTATTATAAGTGGTATTGGTATTGGAATTCAGTAGGCGGTGGAAATAAATATACAGATAATTATATTTTGAAAACGCAAATTGTTCCACCAGTATGCCCTAAATGTCCAAATTGTCCTAATTGCACAGGAACATGCACGAACTGCGGCGGACAAGGCGGTTCAGGGACTATGGTAAGTGATGGGACAGGTTCGAATACAGGAGTGGGGGGAGTAGGCGCAGCAGTCGGTGGAACGGCATTAGGTGCAGGTGTAGCTGTCGGTGGCACAGCATTAGGAGCCGGCACAGCTGTTGGTGGAGCTGCAATAGGTGCAGGGGCAGCCGTCGGAGGAACATTGGGTGGAGCTGCCATTGGAGCCGGTGAAGCAGTCGGTGGACTTGCTACAGGCGCAGGAAACGCAGTAGGTGGAATTGCATCTGGAGCAGCTGGAATTGTGAATAATGCTATTAGCACGACTGGCAGCGTAGCAAATAATTTAATTGACACTGCGCAAGGTCAGCCCGGTTATGGACAACCTGGATATGGTCAATCCGGATATGGTCAATCCGGATATGGTCAATCCGGATATGGTCAACCTGGTTTCTCAAAAGGAAACCCTCCTATCGATAATTACTCCTATTATGGTGCATTGCCAGAAAAAGGCGCTAACTACATGCCTATAACTGCTGATTTCAGTGCATTCGGCAAATAATTCACTTGATAAAAATAAAAACCCACTACTTTTTTATTTTTTCTTTTTCTCCCATCGCACCGTTGTATATGTAAATAAAAATACTATGCGTTATAACAAACATAAAAATATGCGCCCAAAAATATAATCATGATTCACTCCGAAAAAATATTAGAAATATTGCAAAGAGATAAAACTGCAAAGGAACTCAAAAATTTATTGCTAAATTTTGATGAAAACTGCAAGAATATCAATTACAAGAAGGGGTTTTACGTCTACGGTTCTCCAGGATGTGGGAAAACCCATTTTGTCACGCAAATCCTCCAAGACCTAAATTATGATATTATAAAATACGACGCAGGCGATGTCCGTAACAAATCATTAATCGAAACGATTACGAGTGATAATATGGGGACGCAAAATGTTCTCCACATGATGACAAAAACGCGCCGAAAAATCGCCATCATCATGGACGAAATCGACGGAATGAACAATGGCGATAAGGGTGGTATCAATTCCCTTATCAAATTGATTCGCCAAAAGAAAACGAAAAAACAGAAAACGGAGAACATGACACTCAATCCGATTATTTGTATCGGAAATTATTTCGTAGACAAAAAAATCAAAGAACTCATCAAAGTGTGTAATACATTTGAACTAAAATCACCGTCCCCCGCGCAAATATCCAGTATTATATCACTGAATATGCCAAACATAGACACCCATCTGAAACCCATCGCGATCGACTATATTCAAGGGGACATGCGCAAACTGTTTTTTGTGGAAAAAATGTATAAAACAAAACCCGAATTATTGACACTAGAGACCATGCAGCATATTTTCCAAACGAAATCATACAATGATGACGCGAAACAAGTAACGAAAACGTTATTGACCAGTTCCTTTGATATAGACCATCACACCACAATGATAAACGAAACAGACCGAACCATCATAGCATTACTATGGCACGAAAACATCGTGGATTATTTAGAAAAAATACCGAATAACCAATCGTTCCCCTTTTATTTACGCATTTTAGAGAACATATGTTATGCGGACTACATTGACCGTATCACATTTCAGAATCAAATATGGCAGTTCAATGAAATGAGTTCTCTCATGAAGACGTTTTATAATAACAAACTATATCACGAATATTTCCCGACACAAAAAATAAATGACAACGAAATACGGTTCACGAAAGTATTGACAAAATATTCGACTGAATACAACAATTACTTGTTTATATTTTCATTGTGTCAAACAATGGACATGGACCGAAAAGATTTAGTCGCTTTTTTTCAAGAATTACGATTGTTTTATGGCGCAAATGAACAAAATGACAAGTTGAACGAATTAGAAAAAATATTTGAAAATGAAAATGTGAACAAGCTCGATATAAAAAGAATGTATCGATATTTAGACAGAAACGTCAAAAATTTGACAATAGATGATTTAGAATGCGATGACAATGAATCAAATTAATCAGTTGAAAAGTATTATAATACATAAAACACATAAATACTGGTTATTATAAATATAAATATGGGAAAAAAAACAAAATCAGGAAAGGCACAAAAATCCACAAAACCTGCGGTTACATTTAGCGATTCGAAACCATTTGTAAGTATATGCACACCGACGTTCAATCGCAGACCATTCATACCTATTATGCTTGACTGTTTCAGAAATCAAACATATCCTAAAGATAGAATGGAATGGATCATAGTAGACGATGGAACTGATAAAATCGTCGATTTAATAAACGCATCAAACATACCTCAAATAAAATACATATCCCTTCCTAAAAAAATAACGCTTGGGGAAAAGCGAAATGTAATGCACAAACATGCAAAAGGTAGTATCATTGTATACATGGACGACGATGATTATTACCCACCTGAACGTGTATCGCATGCAGTAGAAACATTATTGGCAAATCCCAATGCAATGTGTGTAGGTTCTTCGGAAATGTATATTTATTTCAAACACATTCATAAAATGTATCAGAGTGGACCATTCGGCCCGAATCATGCAACGGCGGCTACGTTTGCATTTCGCGCAGAATTACTTAAAAGCACACAATATGAAAACGGCGCTGCATTGGCAGAAGAACGTGCATTTTTAAAAAATTATACGATACCATTTGCACAATTAGATCCGTTGAAAACAATTCTGGTATTTTCACATGAGCACAATAGTTTCGACAAAAGAAAACTATTAGAATACGGCGAATCGCCAGTATTGAAACAATCTGAAAAATCGGTAGACATGTTTATTCGCCAGCCATTTGAACAATCCATACGGGACTTTTTCATGAAAGACATCGACGACTTGTTGTTGAAATATGAGCCAGGGGACCCAAAGAACAAGCCTGACGTTTTGAAACAAATAAAAGAAATTGAACAGAAACGTAATGAAATGGCTGCAAGTGATAATGGTGCATATCTTATGTTAGAACAAGCTGGTAAAGAACCGGTGCGTTTATCTCAGCAAGATGTTCTCAACATTTTACAGCAACAACAACAACATATTAATAATTTAACACAAGGATTGCAGCAACTGGAAGCACGTAATAAAGAATTAGAAGAACAATTGAAATTAATGGAAATGCTTGTTTCGGCTGGCACATCTGATGACTCTGCTACCAAAGCTGTCGTTGCTGCGAATAATCATCGAAAAGTAAATAAAAGTGATCCGGAAGTATTTGTGGAAATGTAAGTTTCATGCGAGTCCCGATTTCCAAAAAATGAACATTTATATAATTTTCATTTTTAGACGAAATGTATACCCCGCCCGGATGGATTATTTATTGTATGGCTCGATATAATTGTAGTCTTGTAAATTCACTTTATTTTTGTTTTTGTAACTATTAATGATACCAGCAACAATAGCAATAGTAATAATTACCATATTAGTTCCAATCAAAGCAGCAGCTGATTTTTGATTTGATATTGTTTTTCTGTAAATCAGAATGGACCATATAGAAAAACAAACAATTATAAATGATGTCAAATTTTCATACAAAAATGATATAAAACTTGTTATCAAGCGCGTAAATGCATTTGATAATGATGATTCACATGGATTATATTTGCCTATATTTTTGAAAAAATCAGATAAGGCCGTTTTCGAATCGCCGCGCAACATTGCTCCAAAATAGGAATATATATACAAATAAAAAATAACAAATAAACCGCTAATACGCATTATCATTATGTTCAAAGCTAGTGCAATAAAAAATATTATAATATAAAGTATCGGTCCAACTGCAAGAAAATACATTATGGATTTAAACAGACCTAATGCATTACCAATCATGCCTTTACTATCATCATACTTAATTCCAGCACCCTTCAATAGCGGGGAAACGATTGTTTTTACACCAAATAACAGATTGAATACGATAATAATTTTTAATATAGTTGAACTTGTCTTGGGTAATTTTTTTATTTTCGGATTTTTATATGTTTGGTAGGCCTTGTACAAGCCAGATGAATATTTAATTATGCAATAAATTATAAAAAATGTGAATAATATGAATAATAATTGTTTATTTGAAATAATGGTTTTGTAAGATGACCTTATAACATCATATGTTCTTGGAAAAATTCGGTTAAAAATAAACATAAGTGTTAAATAATATGCAAAAAATTCAACGTATCCATATCCGGTTGTAATAACAAACTCGGTAACATTGCAAAAAAATACATTGATTAGCCATAGAGGTTGTAATTGTGAATCTAAACGAAAATATCTGAAGATAGGACCCCCCTTTTCTGTAATAGTATCAATCATACCATTAAATTTAGTTGAATTTGGAATTCCGGCTGCGTCTTTATAAAACATAATATAATACCAATTTCCTGAAATAAATACAGCAATGAATCCATAGAACAACATAATAATTTGCTTAGTTATTATATCTATATCTCTGTTGTTTTTAGGGTCATTACCTGATGTGTATTTGTAAAAACGTCTTGCTATGTTGTCACGTATAAATCTTTGTGGATTGAACGTTAAAATACGTTTAATAAATCGTTTTAATCGTTCTGAAAATGGTGTATCTTTTCCTTTTGATACCGATTTTCTTTCTCTGCGACGTCGCCTTATTCTTGCGAGTCTTTCTCTGCGACGTCGCCTTATTCTTGCGCGTCTTTCTCTGCGACGTCGCCTTATTCTGTCACGTTTTTCTTTTCTTCGTCGGTTGATTCTATCGCGTTTTTCTCGGTTTCGCCGATTGATACGATTTTCTCTTGCTCTATCTTTTTGCAACCTTCCTTTAAACCATCTACCCATTTTTTTAAATATGTTATCATTACTCGGGTTAGTAATGCTACCTCTTGGACCATAGTATCTTACACCATCTGGTCTTCTTAGATTAGTTGTGTCAATATTTGCTGTTTTATCTACGGCATTTGGTGTATATTTATCTTCATATTCTTTTGAATAAAATTCATTGTTGTCAAAGCCTTCCTCACTGTCGTTGTCAAAGCCTTCCTCACTGTCGTTGTCAAAGCCTTCCTCACTGTCGTTGTCAAAGCCTTCCTGACTATCGTTGTCAAAGCCTTCCTGACTATCGTTGTCAAAGCCTTCCTCACTGTCGTTGTCAAAGCCTTCCTCACTGTCGTTGTCAAAGCCTTCCTCACTGTCGTTGTCAAAGCCTTCATGAGTGTCGTTGTCAAATCCTTCTATTTGAGCAAGTTCTTCCTGAATATCATTTATATTTTTGAAAAAACGTTGAATACCATCGAAAAATCCGGATGACCCAGGTTCAGTGTCATATATATTATCGAGCACGTCAATGTTTTTGTAATTATTCTTTACTTTACGCATTCGTTCCATTTTTTTCAACAATAAATCAGTCTCATATTCAAGGGGTAATCTATTTTTCAAACTATCATTGCTAAATAATTTTGTTCTTTCTTCCATATCTACTATATAACTATATAGTTATATAGAACAAAAAAACGATTTTGCCCATGGGATACAATCAATGGTATTATTTCGCATATAACATTCCGCAATTTCCACCCATAAATGTTAATACGTTGTATCGTTCTTCATACAAAACCATATCATAATTATAATCATACAATTGCCAGTTTTGTTTTCGAACACCGATTATATTTCCACTATTATCACATATAATATTGAATGAATTTTCGTCCACTTGTTGTTTTACACTCGGCACATAAGTCGTTATTTCTAATTCGATTGTTTTGAATTTACTCATATTGATTGCACCCGACGGTTGATACTCGAATGGACTCGTGTTCAAACAAAAATTATAACAATAAATACCCTCTTTTGCGAACGATTGTGTTCGCGCATATTTTTCAACGTAATCATACACCCCTCGTGTCAATAAATTTTCGCGATAATCGCCATTCAAGCGGATACCCATCGTTTCTAAAATTTCTTTTCTGTTTTGCGTGAAAAAATTGCCAGAATAAAACAACCCCGTATTTTTACCATATGCTTCTCCTGTCGCAGGAGGGTTTTTACCCGGACCATATGACACATTATTTATTATAATATTATTGCTCGTGTCATTAAAACTAGTAGTATCAGGGGCTATGTCCACATTTTGCGGTAAACTCGAATATGGCCAATTCGTATAATTTGACCATTCATTACGCAAATACGCGTCGTTTCTACGCATAAACCACATCCAATTTGCAATCATACCGTTTGATTGGAGAACCGCGATTTTTGAACCCGTAATATTCTGAAAATTGTATTCATAAACATCTTTTACTAAATATACTTGTTCTTGGGCGGCAAACAATTCTCGCTCTTCCTTCGATAAAAAGCAATAGGTAGATAATAAATGAACGTCCGCATTCCAGTTCAGCGTTTTGTTTGGGTAGTTTGATGGGAATAAGTTCACTGATGGAGGTGTTTGTAAAAAACGATACATGCCGAATTGTTGCTGTGTAAAATCCGGTTGCATATATGGGAAATTATTCGTAGGATCCATTACGTCACGCACTCGAAATAATTCTTGAACGGGTCGGAATGTCACTGAAACAATCAACTCATTGTATTGCAAACACACCAGCGGAAAAGCGCATCGACTATTCAGTGTAAACCATGTATTGATTGGTATATAAAGGGTTCTGCCGCGGATGGATGGTTCGGCACCCACCGTGCTGTCAGTATAAAAGGCAGATGGATATGTATTTTGTCTTCCGAAAGCATTTGCAGGGTCATTTAGCTCCGGAACATTTCCAGTCATAGCATTGAATAGTCGTTTTTTTTCACCGTGAAAATCGCGCTCTACCATAGCGGCTAAATATTCTCCGGAATATTTTTGCAATGTCAATGATCCACATGTAATCGTAATTTCTTTTATCATATGAGTGCCTAAATCGTTAATCCAGCGAAAATCATACGGCGCCCACTGGTTGTTATTATTCACAGAGACAGTCGATGGAACTGGTTGATAAATAGGACTCCATATATCAGGTAATGTAACAACTATATACGTGTCCATTAACAATTCAGCATAACGAGGTATTTTGAATGTAAATACAGACGGTTCAGTTATACGAAGGTCGCGTAACCCGTCATAATCAATTCGAAATTTTTGAAGACCGAAGTTCGTATATTTAGAATAAACACATTTGAAAAACGTTTTCGTGGGAGTTCCTGTTAATATAACATTTCCATTACCGACGGATATGATGTTTAATAACCCACCTGCCATTTATGAGAATATATATTATGATTCTATTTTGTTTATTTTCATTATTATTTTTTACCCGAAATACTTTATATCCAAGATATATACAAAGACAAATAACAATATGGAATTTTATAGGGTAATGTTGATAGTTTTGATTATTATATTGTTTATATTTGTATTTGGTAGATTGATGAATCAACGTCAAAAAATATTAGCCATGTCAAATTCACGTGCAATTGAGGGACTGCAGACATCCCAGACATCCAATGAAGTTACTGGATTGTCAACGCGATATGAACAAGTTAAGATTAAAAATACGATAGCGTCCATACAACGATTACCTCTTCGTGAATTATGTATAAAATCATCTTATTCGAGTCCGTGGACTGGTTCTATTATGAGCACGGAAATGATACAATTAATTCTTTCAAGAGGTTATCGATATTTAGATATTCCTGTATATTATGGACCGAGATCCGAACCATATGTTTGTTATAGCAGAGACGCGAATACAATAGATGAAAATACAATTATACCTCTAAAATCGGTTTTTGATATCATTGCTTCCAGTGCTTTTTCAGCCATTCCACCTAATCCAGCTGACCCGCTCTTTATAGAATTACGAATCATACCGGATTCAACTAATTTGATATATGGTTCAATTACATCATTAATAAACCAGATTTTCAAAGAAAAATTATACGTAGATGCGAACGGACGCGCGATTTTGATTGACGGGTTTACACCACTCAATGACGTGATGGGAAAAATCATATTTTTAATAAATATAACCAATAATGAGAATTTTGCCAGTGCAAATCAAGATTTTGCATTTACCATGAATGGCGTTGTAGGTGGTTCATCTATAGGATTGAAAACGTATCGTCAAGTAGCATCTTCGAGAAAACCACTTAGAAAACCATACAAAGTAATTAGTTACAACATGCCCCCTACTACAAATATCAAAAACTATACAGTTTTAATGCCAGAAATAAACGAATCATTTGATATCCCGAATATATACACCGTTATTATGGATTACGGTATTCAAATAACGAAGATGCCATTCTATGTCAATAATGGTATGGTGTTGCTATATGAAAATATATTTGATGATCAAGAGTCTGCATTTATTCCTATGGCAAATATGTATATAAATTCTAAGTATTATGAGAAATCAAAAATCAAATACGGATTTTTGTCTTTCTAATATATAAATAATGAAAAATCAAATATGTGAAAAATCAATGTCATTCGAAGATTGCGAATTAGCAATTTTAAGACATGCTGTTGATGAAAATGAAAAAAAACAGGGCGAAAGAATCGTAAATAGTGAAGATGTCAAAAAAATTATACATATTGTTGAAGATTTCTTGATTCGCAAAAAACGAATATGTTATGGTGGAACTGCCATCAACAATATATTGCCGAAATATCATCAGTTTTACAACAAAGATTTAGAAATACCCGATTACGATTTTTTTTCAAAAACGGCATTAGAAGACGCAAAAGAATTAGCCGACATTTATTATGAGCAAGGGTTTGATGAAGTAGAAGCGAAGGCTGGTATGCACTATGGTACATTCAAAGTTTTCGTGAATTTCATCCCAGTTGCGGATATAACATATTTAGAAGAAGAGATATATGATTCTATTCAAAAAGACGCACTTAGTCGCGGTGGTATAAAATATGCTCCCCCTAATTTTCTGCGCATGTCGATGTATTTAGAATTATCGCGGCCAGAAGGGGATATTTCACGATGGGAAAAGGTAATCAAACGTTTGACGCTTTTGAATAAAAATTACCCATTGAGCCCGGATATAAACTGTGATGCAATTGATTTTCAGCGTGATTTTGAAAAGCCATATTCCATCGAAGAACGCGAATCCCTGTATTTTTTAGTGAGAGATGTTCTCATAGAGCAAGGATGCGTTTTTTTCGGTGGATACGCAAGCAGCATGTATTCTAGATACATGTCAAAAAATCGTCGATATATGATTCAAAAAATACCGGATTTTGATGTTTTGTATGAGGACCCTGAAAAATGCGCGCTTGTATTGCAAGAACGATTACGCGAACATGGAGTAAAATATATCAAATCAATATCGCACGAGGCAATCGGAGAGCTTATACCAGAACGCATTGAAATTCGCGCAGGAAAAGAAACCCTGGCATTTATTTACAAGCCAGTTGCATGTCATAATTACAACACGGTTTTTATCAATGGAAAGGAAATCAGTATTGCAACCATCGATACAATGTTGAGCTTTTATTTAGCATTTATATACACGAAACGACCGTATTTGAACAAGGAACGAATATTGTGTATGGCACAGTTTTTGTTTGATGTCGAACAAGAAAACCGATTGAATCAAAAAGGGTTGTTGAAACGATTTACTATGAATTGTTATGGTAAGCAATCCACGATTGAATCCATGCGTGCAGAAAAAACTGCCAAATACAAGGAACTGTCTGATAAGCGAGGAACGTATGAATATGATATGTGGTTTTTGAAATACAGTCCTTCCTATGCACACGAAAAAACGGGAAAAAAATCCCCTGCTGCCTCTAAAAGTATGAGAAAACAACAACAACAAAAACCACAAAAAAAACGAACCCAACAAAAAACGAAAAAAGTGCGATTTTTGAATATATTTTAGCGCAAATAATGTTCTCGTCTACCCATAAATAAAAAATGATTTATACAAAATGATTTATAAAATAGGCTCTATATTATAAATCAACTGCATCACCATAATGCCTGCAAAAATATCTAGATATGATATGCTGGATGCGATTTCTCTCTACTTTCGCAGCATTGGACAATACAGTCCATGCAGACAAAATTCAACCAAGGCTGAATTAGAAAGAATCATCCAACAATACAATATAAATATAGATTCATTTTTGGTAGAATTAGCAGATAAACGACAGGCAGAAAAAATCGAACGAGAAAAACAAGAAGAAGAAATACGCATGAAAATAGAAAACATAAAAATGGAAGTGAGAAATATGACCGATGAACAAAGGGAAAAATTCAACGAATCAATGAATGCGCTAAGAACAAAATACAACATACTATAATGTAAATTTGAAAATATAAAAAAAAACCTATAACACTATATGTCACTCACATAATCAATGGTTTTCGTCAATCCAAAATAGGCAAACCCGAACATCAAACTCTTCAAAAAGAGCCCATAAAAATTGTAATTACCATCAGCGCTATAAATGGACAAAAATGAAAAACGTTTGAAAATCATCGTGTTTACAACAGGCATTTGAAATATAAAAAACATGATGGCAATGAAAAATGGTATTTGCAACTCGGTGAACAATCGATCCATGAGTTTTTCTTTTTGTTTTTTTTGTTTATAATTTTTCAGTTGAATTTCATCGTCGTCTTCGTAATCGCGAATATAATCCCCAGTGAGTTTCGGAACAGGTGGTATGTAATTCGGTGTAATAGATTCATCTTGCGTATACATATCAGTTTCTAATGGTATATCACGGGATGGCAGCCGATATTGTGGCTGTTGTTGCGGCATGTGTTGTTGAAACTGTCCCTGAGGGATAGGCATGATTTGAGGTTGTTGAGGATTACCATATGGGTTTGGATGGACATTCATTTGACTATAGGTGAGATTCAAATCATCGGCAGGTGGCTGACGAGTATTCATTGAATTCAATTGCGGAGGTATACCGGTTTGATACCCTCCACCCACCATTCCAGGCTGGTTCATGGGTTGCATAGATACAGTTATGTTCTCAGGTAAATCTGATATACGTGTCGTTGACATGGTTGACATGAAAAATGAACTATACAATATATTGATGCTAAAGATTGTATAGTTTAACGAATTTAGACCTTTGAAGATGTGAAATCTTCGCCTGTCTATAGTATTCCCAAAAAATTACGTTTTGCGACGTCAGTTCGCTTTTCTATATCGATGATTTTTTTTGTAGTATCGCATTTCGTAGATTGCATAAGATATTTTTGACATTTTTCATCGTGTTTGTAAACGTCGGCTTCTGAAATGACGGGTCCATGAAAAGTTAGGCAAGTTTTATCAGTGCATACTTTTCTAAATAACGTTGCTAAACCAAATCCTAATATAATAGAAATGACAATTTTACCAGTATCACTGTTTAACAATCGTTGGAAATTCATCATGGGTGTATATATCTATAGCGCTAAAAAAACTAAACCTGGACTGGTATTTTTGCTAATTTTGATTCACTTTTAGGGCATGCGGTATCCACTTGTTTGTATGAAAAACAATTGCCGGCCTTGTCTCTATATTGTAATACATCGACATTTTCTGGAGTAGGATATACATATATTTTACGTAAATCGTTTTGCATGGTGAACCATATTATTAATAATCCGACAATTAGACTCGCTATAAATACAGGGACATTGATATATTTTGAAATCATCTTATATAATACTACTATTTATTTTTTGGCTTTGTTATTTTTTGCCTTTTGATTTCGATTTCGATTTTTTTTTGACGGGTTCGGCGACGGCATCTTCTAATCCCATTTTTTCCATGATTTCGTCTACTTCGTTTTGAACGGATTGTTTCGTTGATTTTTCTTGGGTTGCTTCACCATTTACCCGGAATACGTAATTATTCGGAGCAGTTTGTTGCAATACTACATTTTCGGCGTTTTTCTTTGCTTGTTCCATAGCCTGTTGTCTCGCCATTTCAGCTGCCTGTTTCTTTTTCTCTAATTTATTACGTAATCTTTCCTTGGTGGATTGATTTTTGGTGAAACGGTCTAATGCATTCTGGTCAATTTTCATGTTTTTGCCCATACCGCCCATATTCTTGGCCATGTTTTTGAATAATTCGGAAAACTGATCGGAGCCTCCACCCATTTCCTTCATTTTTCCGATCCACTCCGCGGCCTCTTTCATCAATTCGTCTTTTGAAATATCGCCTTTCTCCATTTTTTCATTCAGTTTTGCACCGACTGTTTTCATGAGGTCCATGATTTTTTTCGGATTCTTCATCATTTTTTTGAATATATCACTAGTATCATTTATTTCTCCTTCATTTCCTAAAATGTTCTCGAAATCCTTGGATATTTCTTCGGCCATCTCCTTTGCTAAAGAACCTATTTTACCATCGAACAACCCTTTTAAATGCTCGTGTAATCCTTCTGCATTCGGCATACTACCTGCCATTTTTTCGAAATCAAATGTTTTTGCAAAATCGTTGAGAGGGTCAGTTTCGCCACCAGCAGTGCCACCAGCAGTGCCATTATCCTCTTCGTCGGTTTCCCATTCTTCATCGCCATTTTCACCAGTAGCTCGTGTCTCTCCAAGCCCAGAAGACTTGAAAAAATCACTAATACTGGAAATGGTTTCTGCGAGTTTTAATTGTAAATCACCTGCATCAATGCCATCAAACAAGTTCATGGTATCACCGAAATCCGTCTTGTCTTTCACTGAATTAATGGAAGCCAGCATAATAACTTGTAAATATTTCCATATAGCTTTGCGTGTGTTCTCGCTTACATTCTCGCAATTATACAATAATTTGAAATCAATGCCCGGTAAAAAATGGACGTCAATGTCTGAATCTGTTTTAAAAATATCTTCATTTTGATACAATATATCAAAAAATCGCTGTGGATAAACGGACAAACAATAATCAAAAAGATGGCGTATTTCTACTTCAGGCATTTCTAAAGTAGTCCACTGTTGCCATGAATTTGAGAATTCGGGAAATGTAACAGATAAATCCCTTGTGAAATCAACAATCAAGTTCGCAAAGTTATCTGGAATAGAAGGTGCTTCAAATGATTGAGGGGACGATTTTTGTGGTGTTTGTGGTTTTTGTGGTTTCTTTTTGGATGATGCGGATTTTTTAGGCATTTGTATAATACGTTATTTTTTGTTTATATTATGTTTATTGAAAATTATATTTTTATACAAACTCGATTTCTATTTTGTAATTGCTAAATATTATTCGGTCCTCGCCAGATAATTTGGAGAATCGTTTTCCATTCCAGGTCAATTTATTATTGAAAAACTCATACATGGTAAGCAGGCGTGAATTACCGTCCACTACTTGATGATAATATTCTCCATATTCACCTATGGCTCTTTTGAACATGAAAACCCCGATTTTCTTTTGATGAAACAAGTCTGTTATTATTTTTTGTTTGTGTTTCCACGAAAAGTTGTTTTGTTTGGTAGTACGGATTGTTTTCGAAGGGCCATAGAATAAATCGGAGCTTAGTGGTATCCAGAGATTCATGGTAACTGTATCTTTACCAGAGCATAGATACCAGTAATAATTCACAAACATGGATATTTGAATAACGTCGATGACGTGCATTATCCATTCATACAATCCTGACAGCATCCACCGCGCAAACAGTGTCATATATTCAAATATTTGCCAGTAAGTTAAATTTTCAAGATAGATTTGATTTGTTTTAGTAAAATTCATTTTCACTGTTGTATAATAGTATATTTTATCAATATTATTCTCACCATAATAGCCTTTCAATTTTGTATTCATATTTTTTGCATAAAATTGAAAGGCTTTTTTTGATAATCATTATTTAGCATTAAAATAAATAAGCAATAATAATAAGCAAGTATCCGTAAAAAGCAAGCAAGCAAGCAAGCAAATTTGAACCTGAACCCTTGAAAAAGCAACAATACAATCTCAAAAATGACAACCATCCATGTTTTCATTCCTCGAATCTTATGCAACATCTCTGAAAGTCATATCAATCAATCATTTTACGAAATGAATATTGGAGTCGTGACATACATTGATTTACATACTCGAGTAAATGAAATGAATTATCGTTATTCATTTGCATTTATGACCATTCAATTATTTGAATCTGAAATGGCGCGAAATATTTTACACAAGTTAAACCAATATGGAAGAGCTCATATTCCATATGATGAGAGAAATTACTGGGAAATCAAGTATTTCATTCCGAGAGAGAAACGTGGTTATGTTGTCGATGCATCGCAACAACAACAACAACAACCCATTACAGAACAAGCTCTTATCAAAGAGGAAGAATATGAACAAGGCGCAAAAATCGATATTGCCGAAGCAGCCGACGAAAATGAACCTGAATGGTTAAACGATAATTGCGATGACTGGAAAGTAGACATCATCGATAGTTCACCAGACGAATCAACCATGGCGTCATTTTTCGAAGATAATGATGTATCACAATTGTGCATTGAATTGTTAAAAACACCTGAAGAAAGAGAACGTGAAAAAGAATTCGACGACTTACAAAGAGAAATTAACAAAACTGTATTTACAAATAGAGTGCTATCATTTGTCTGGTAAAACAAAGCAAAGCAAAAGCAAAACAAAACAAAAAAATTTTAAAAAATGTAATTTATAACTAAAATCTCCCCTTTTTTAATGACTAAAACCACGTTTTTATTATCTATGCGCCTTATATATGGGATATTTGCACAGCGTTGATTTTGAAAAACATTTGTCTGACTTCAAAAATATCATTGATTTAGAAAAAACAATCGTAGAAGCAAATAATGGTATCAACAAAAAACTGAACGAGGTGAAACAAACCTACCAACACTTAGTGAAAAACAACAATAAAAAAATATTTTTGTTCTGCTTGGACGCCTTTTTTTTCCAATACAAAAATCATAACACAGAATACGAGAACCTGTCGAAAGCCTCCATTTTGATTGTGAATCGCATGTATGGTGATTATTATAAATTATACAATATATTGTTACTGCAATTGCGTGAAAAAAATATCCCCCTAAAATCCATCACAGAATCGAAAAAGTTCTCTATCTACAAAGATTTAGAACCTTATTATCCTTATTCCATGAATGAAATCACCGAAATTCATAACTCCATTATGGAAATTCTCTTTGAATTACAATCCTATCATAATTCATTGGAAAAGTCCGCCTTCGGATATTCCCAAACATCGAATGTAGGGTTATCGATAACCAATTTCATTCATACTTTGCAATATGAAAATATGCTTGTAAGAGAACAAATTCATTTATATGTAAATTATCTGTCTTTTTATCACAATTCCCACAAGACTTATTTGCAGAAATTAATTCAAAAAATCAACAATTTCCAGCAAGAAATGGAAGAAGATATTACAAATACAAATATCCAGCCATTTTCGCAAAGTAATTCGATTGAGCCAGTAGATTTAGAATGCGTATTTGCAATTACAGATAATATGAATATTACTACTATTTTAGAAGATTCTGACAAAGTTGTAAAAGACAGCGAAGAAATCATAGAAAAAATAGAGAACATTATGATTAACGACGATATTGCCATTGCAATCGTAGAATCAATAACACCCACCGAAACAACACCGGAAGAAATAACCGTCGCTGCGGATGCTAAATCAGAAGACCCCGCCATTCAAACCGAAAATATTGAATTAGAAAAAATCGAAGAAACAGTATAACCTCATCAAAATATCATATGCGTTTGTTTTGTAAGTTAGAAATCCGGATAAGACCCTCCGCCCCTCCCCTCCCCTCCCTTATTATTTATTTTCTATACAACCATATATAATGCCTAATAAAGACGCTGTTGAAAAGGAAAACGAACCCACCGAGAAAAAAAAGGACCCTGAATCGGTAACTGTTACATCATCACAAATGATAGAGAAAAAAGTAGAATGGACGGAAGAAAACGAAAAAATCATGGCAGAATGGTGTGATATAGCACAATGTTACAAATGGTTGAACACCCGAGCCCATCAAAAATATTCAGTTCGTCATGCGTGGTTTACCATTCCAGCTATTACACTTTCTACCATCAGTGGAACTGCATCTTTCGCTCAAGCCAGTTTACCAGTTGCATATCAATCATTTGCGCCTATGGTAATCGGTGCCATCAATATTTTCATTGGTATTTTGACAACGGTGCAACAATATTTGAAAATTTCAGAATTGAATGAATCCCATCGCGTTGCGGCTATATCCTGGGATAAGTTCTCGCGTAATATTCGTATTGAACTTGCAAAGGCACCTTTAGAACGTATGGATTGCGGGAGTTTTTTGAAAATAAGTCGTCAAGAATTTGACCGCATGATGGAAACGAGTCCGTCTATTCCTGTTCCGATTGTGCAAGAATTTATATCTACATTTCAAGGAAGACCTGGAACTCCAGAACGAGAACGTTTTGATGCATTAAAAAAACCCGATATTTGTAATATCATTGAAACGGTGAAAGGTGACATGTATGATAGAAGTAAAGACATGGTGTTGGATTCACCTTCTGTTGATTTTTATTCTGAATTGGAAGAGAAAATGATGCAACGCGAAAAATTGATGCAAAAAAAATTGCACGAAATATCGATGGAGCTGTCTCGCAAAGAAGAAACCGAGCGATTGCACAAAGAAGAACTTGAAAAACAAACAAAGCATAAGGCAGAATTGAAAGAAACATTAAAACGAGCAGCCATGGAAGTGACTGCAAAAATACGCATTGAACATAAACGAATCGAGTCGTTTATTGAAGATTATGAATCGATTTATCATAGAAAACCATTGGCAGAGGACATCCGTGAGAACTTTGAAAATAATATGGAGTCAGAAATTTTGACTAAATTTTTGGAAGGATATAGTCATGATGACGCGGTGTAAGCATTGTTATTTATGATTATAACATAACTATGTAATCTATGGTTATGTTATCTTTTATCTTATTTTTGTCTTTTTATGATAAATGTCTTTCCGTACACCACTTTTGGTTTTTCGGCGGGTGTTTCAACCGGTTTTTCTGATGGTTTTTCTGCTGGTTTTTCTGATGGTTTTTCTGATGGTTTTTCTGATGGTTTTTCTGCTGGTTTTTCTACTGGTTTTTCTGCTGGTTTTTCTGCTGGTTTTTCTTCCTGGTCTTCGGATTCTTCTACTACGATTTTTTTCCCGATTTTGCGCGGTTTTGGTTTGTTAGTTTTTTTATCAGGCTTTTCAAGGGTCTTTTCGTCGGTCTTTTCAACCGGTTTTTCAACAGCCTTTGCTTCTAAAACGTCCGCCTGTTCTTTTTCAATATCGTCTATCATTTGTTTCGAAACAAATTGTTTGTATATCTTTTCAGCATCCACGCTGTGAACTTTGCGAAATACAAAATATCGATTCATAAACGACACCCATTTTTCATCGGAATTCATGGACAATGCGCGACCATAATCACTTCGGCGACGAGGATTCTGTTCTATTTCACTTTCCATTTCACTGAACAATTCCGAAAACATTCCAGAACCATGAGGTAACCCATTTTTACTGGCTTCCTCGGTAGTAATCAAGACAAATCCGTAATTTTCCATCATGCGCACAAAATAATCGAAATTGACTAAATATTCAGGAAATGTCTTGTTGATGGAATCCTGGTATACATGAATCATATAGCCTAATGACAATTCATCGTCTGGAAATCCGGTCTCTTCATACATTTTTGTTATTTCATAGATTTTATGGTCATCTCGTGTAATACTAATACTTTCTTCCTTTCGTTTGTTTTTCAGACGTTGAAATACGGTCTTGCCATCATAACAGGTTCCGACGAAATAACCACCAGCAGCCGTGCATTCGGAAACGTTTCTCAAGAATTCGTGAAATACCACATTGTTTTCAAAGAAATAATGGAGAGCAAATTGACAAGACGCGATAGTGAATCCATCTTGACCGACTCCGTATTGATGATATACACCGTCTTTCAACGTGGCGCGCTCTTTAGGGCCATTTCCGAACAACGCGCGGGCAATCATGCGGTCTTTGTCTGTGATAAATGCTTTTCCTGAACGTATGTTGGCGCCACTGTTTCCTTGCAAAAAGATGGCCTTTGTTTCCGTGTTCTTGTCCTTTAGCGATTTCAAATATCGAGCACAAGCACCATCCATGGAATTCATAATATTATCTCTTGAAACATCGATTCCAAATACAAACGCTAATTTAGCATAAATCCATTTCGGCAAATCACCGCCTTTTCCTACCGCAAAATCAATGAGGGTTTGACGCCTTTGCGCAACGCCTGTAATCAATCTCTTTTTCACAAACAAATTGTGAAAATCGCGCATGGATTTTGAATGGTCTTCGGAACGATTGTTTCGGTCATTGCTGCGGTTGTAATACACATCATCATCGTCCTCCATGAATTCGGGAATATTTTCACCCGTCATAATCATCGTCTCTGTTATAGGATTATGGATGGAATGCCAGTTGCTGTTTGCAACATGATAGGCATTTCCATAGTTTTTCGAACCAGAACGTAACTCCGTGGTTTTATCATAACGAACACGCAATGGCACCCATCTCCATGGACCCGTGAGAGTCAAATCATACCGGAATTCTACTATCATATCTTCTTCGAATACTTCATGTTCTTCCGTTCTCAATTGCCCGTTTTCTAGGAGAACATTGCAATAGCACGCATTTGCATCATATGGAGTGGTTGGACGAAATGGTGCGGCGGTGTATCGTTCTTCGTTGTCATAATTTTGATTCGGTAGATTGTCGTTGATGACGTCTTCAAACGGATTGATGAATCGATGGTTTTCCTTGTCGAATCCACAATGAAGGACAAGAGTTTTGTATTGCACGAGTTCCTGGGATTTTTCTAACGATTTTCCCTGTTGAAATATCGTATGGATTTCGTCTTTGCCGTTTTTATCCTTTTTCATGGAAACCAGAAAATCAATTGTGTTGTATTCGGGCGGTTTCCATTTGAAGGATTCTTCCCACGTGGATTTAGTAATAGGTCCTGCTTTTCCTGGTGCCAAACTGTTGACGCCGGTATTTGCAGGCGTAAAAATCAGACCGTCTGTGGTATATTCATAAATGTTTTGTTTAATATCGGATAATATAACAGAACATCCGTCGAAAATGGAAAATGCTTCGGTTGCGATTTGGAAATTTTTGCATCGAATATGGAAATCGCAAGGGTTTGGTTCTCCTGCTTTGTCTTTTGAAACGATGGATTGAGGTTGTATAATACTCATGGCTTGTTTCAACAAATTCAAGCGAAATTTGTTATCGGGGGTTTCATCGCTTTCGGCGGTTTTTGCAAACGCGAACTCGCGAACACTTTTCCCGCGAACAAAATAGACATCAAATGCGGCATACAAATTCACATATTTGTGGTTTTTATCGTATTTGATGTGTTCACCGTCAAACAAACTGTTGTGCAATGATTTTTCAGTAGTGATTGCTCCCGTGAATATTACATTCATATTCGTATCTATCATGTAGATTCGTCCGTTGTCATGGACGAACAACAATTTGCGTTCACCATCCGCCTTGTCGGTGACGGTGTAGTTCTCTAAAATAGTAGGTGCGCCACTGTTTGCTATTATATTTTTGAGTTGCAAAGTATTGGAAGATGGTCCGACGAAATCGCGGGTTAGAACGCGGCGTTCTTGATATTTAGCGTCTTTGTCTTCTCGGTCATGTAATAGTCGCATATAATCTTGTAGTATGGTGTCTCTTTCGACATAGGAAATCGGATAATTGGTGCCTTGTAATCCACCTAGGACAATGCGAATGCATTTACGCAAAGCGTCTAATAATGATTTTGCAGTGGTATATTCGGAACCTACGCCCACTCTGGTATTGTCTACTTCTAACTCGATTTCATAGGTTTCGGGGTTGTCAAAAACGGTGGCGTCTTGTATAGTATATTGCGGAATCGGTATTTTTCCGGTTTTCTTTGAACCTTTCAAAATACTTATGTCTGCGAAAATCGGTAAAACTGGATGGGAAAATCGAACGCGATTGATATACCGGAATGTTTTTTTTGAATCCGTCCATTTATCAATGATACTTTTAGGTATCTTGGAGTCTACAGTGAAATCTTGTTCCATCTGATAAGACGACTTGAAATTGTAATCGATGAAATCCACGGGTTTCATGTATTTTCCATCGGGTCCAGTGGAGGGAGATTTTTGCGTAAATTTTATTTTATGACCGTTTGCAGTAATTGTCGTAGGCATGTCAATCAATTTTTGAATCGAATTCGTTTTGCAATATTCTTGTATCATATCGATACCGACGATTTCAGCACGAATATTGGACATTTTCGTCGTTTCAGAACGCAGGTCATAATATTCGTTATTAATGCGCAAGATTTGAAGACCATCTGGGTCGGTCGTAGTAAATCCGGCGGCATACAATTGTTTTATTGCATTGTCATAATCGATTTTTGAAATAGGTCTTGCATAACGGGATGTGCCAAAACGGATTTCGAGTTCGCTGGTTTTCCTATTTTTTACTACAATCGGATTACTTGCTAAATAAAGCGAAACCATATTTTCGAAATCTTTTGCGGTATTGATAGCATTGTCGGATTTTTTATTTTCATTGTTTGCATCCGAACTATTCAACCCCTTGCTAGTTTCCATTATTTATATATTATTTTTATATATTATTTAACTCATTTTATAAAGTAATCAATTTTGTCCCTAAGAGTCCCCTAAGCCCATAGTAATGTCCTCCATATATTCCCATACAAATCTGGTTTTTTCCAGGAAGACCGCGCTGGGTCATTTGCGATGGAGGGTATGGATGCAGCAAGTTCGTTTAATTCGGAGACCTTATAGGTAGAAATTCCGCGCAATGGTTTATCTGGATATTCGACATGGATACCCGTTTTTACAATAGGGAATATTTCACAGATTCCATAACGGCCTCTTGTAATATATTTGATATGAATCCATGGTTCATCTGTGTCATAGATATATTCTAGATAAGAACCGTTCATCGTATTTTCAATGAGGATGTTTTTTTTATAATAGGCTGCGAATGCATTGATTGAGAGCAACGACGTTTTTTTATTAGTGATGAGTTCGGACATGATTTCTTGAGCTGCACCCAGCGTTATTTTTTTGTTTATGTTTTTGAGGACGTTTTTGTTCGATTTCAAATATTCCATGATTTTTGCCTTTTCTACAAATTCGGCGTTCATGTATTTATTACCTATAGCTAAATACTGCTCATATCCATAATGAGCAATATACAAACACCAAAACAAGGAATCTATTTTATCGGGTATCAATAATTTTGACCCACCTCGTTGGAGTGAAGGTTGTACAATGACGTTAACAACTGACTGAGGCGGGTGTTGTTGTTCGAACGCCCCCTCTGAGACAATAGTACATGCATTGTTGTCAATCGCGTGAACCGCGTCAGCAACGTCATCAACATCAGCAACTTCATTCTCAAAATCAATATATTCCTTTGTATACATGAATTTTTCAAGACGTATTTCAACGTCTTTCGTGGAATCAAATTTGTTATATGGATAAAAAATTTGATAAAGATTGTTCATTTTTTAGTTGGTAGCACTATTATAATTCAGTGTATTGTCTTTATATTCTTGTTCAGAATGAAAAAAAGTATTTTTAAAATTAGTTTGCTGTGTTTCTAGTAATTGAATCGAATTTTCTTGGATATTTATGTATTTCATGTATTTTTTAACATCATCGAGTGTATTTTCGGGTAAGAACGATAAATTCACATATACACCACTCTTGTTTTCATTCAGTGTAATAGAATTATTTTGCTTCAGAATTTTCAAAATCTCGACATGATGGGTTTTATCCATTTGTTCAATTTGTTTTTTAATGTTTTCTAATTCTTCGGTAGTAGTAATCATTTGCACCTGTTGTTATTGGTATCGATTTATCTATATATCATTTTTGCAAACATATTATTTCTCGTCATCGGAAGAAAGCATTTCAAGCGTAACGTTTTCTTCCATGAGATTCAATCGTGGTTTTTCGCCTCCGTCTAAATACTTTTTATTGGAGGTAGTTAGTTCTCGTCGATGTGCTAATTTACCTATAACACAAATGTAGGAATCGTTCAGTTCGAAACGAGTGCCGATTACTCTCACTAAAATGGTTTCATTTTCTTTTACGTTGTTGAAGGTGACGTCGTTGTAATTATGGTCTCTGGCGATGAATACGGTGACTGGGACTATGCCGGTTTCATCGACTACTTCGGCATGGATACCTGCTTTTGTGATTGTTTTTGATTTGCATTCTATCAACATACCTTCCACTGGATGACAAACCATACATTCAAACACGACTTGAAAATCGACAAAAGCGGAGTTCACATTTCCGCTAGAATAATTGACAATGTGGGTGGAATTCGGCTTTATGAATCCTTGAACGATGCATTTTCCTTCTATTTTTGCGGCGATTTTTTTTTCCAGGTTTTGTTTTAGGTTGTTTCCGATTTCTGTAATGGACAGTGTTATTTTTAAATTCAATAGGGATTTCAAATAAACACCGTAGATTTTGTTGTCTGTTGTATGTTTTTGCATCGTTGTATATGAATACATTATATATTTATGTGGTTTACTAATCAATTTTGTTTTCACTATACATGTGAATACGTTTATCAGTGTGCTTCTCCATACATTATGTCGCCATAGCCGAATCTACCTTTGGCATTAAGAGCTTCTTGTCGCTCTCTCTCTTCCCTATCACGAGCCGCATGTAATCCTTCCATGAATTTTTTATAAGGGGTATCATGATACTTAGGAAATATGTAGTCTGGTTCATTATTTTTCCAATTACCTTTATATATTACTTTGCTATTTTTTTTTAACGTTCCTTTACCTTCCTTTGAACCGTCAACCCAATCACCTTCATAGGTAGCGCCATTAGCATATGTTAAAGTTCCTTTACCATGCTTCTTACCATTTTCCCATTCACCTTTATATGTCTTGTGGATACCGTATTTAAAATACTCAAGGGTTCCTTCACCATGGAATGTTGTTTTGCCGTCGTTTTCAAAAAATTGACCTTTATATTTACCATCGTTATTCCACAAATAACCATCTTTTGTATCGCGTGCTGTATGTTTCAACTCCTTTCCTGTATCTGTTTTTTCCACTATAGGATTAATAACTTCATCAACTTTATCACCTTCATCACCACCATACATAGTTCTTTTTTTCTGGATTTATTGTTTTCTTTTTAATTTTAGAGACTTTGATTTCAATTTTGTTGTCATTTTCGACCTTTTTGTCTTTCTTGTTTTTGACATGTATATATAACACAAACATATTACACCGACCGGAAAGAAAAATGAGACAAACTTTCTATAAAAAATAAAAAGTCTCAAATCCCTTTTTGGTGATGTAAAAGCACCCTATTCATTTTCTGTTAAAGAAAATCTTGGGCTTGTCT